GTGGTGATCGGCTGACGGGACCGGCACGACGGACACGCCCCCTTCCCGTCCGGCGAGTCGTAGCCGAGGTAGATCACCTCGGCGTCGCTGCCGTCGTCGTCCCGCTTCCCCTTGACGGCCTCGGCCGGCCAGCGTCCAGCGCCGGGGCACGGCAGCGACGAGCGCCTGACGTTGAGGGTGTCCTCCATCGTGCACGACCGCTCGAACAGCTCCGGCTCGTCCCGCGCCATGTCGGCCCACACGGTGGGCTTGTGGAACGGGCAGAAGAAGCACGAGGACTTGGGAGGCACGGGCAGGCCGGCGTCGCGGATGATGGCGGCGCACTGCGCTCGGCTCGCGCCAGACGGAGCGAGCCGGTGCTCCAAGGTGAGGAGCGGATAGGCGAGACGCTCGTACGGCTCGTTGGTGCGGGAGCTGGCGCGCTCGAACTCGTCGGTCGAGATCCCGACGTTCACCGCCCACGGATTCGCCGCCGTCGCTCCGTGCTCCTTGATCCACTTCTGCACGACCCGGATCTTGTAGTTGCCGGTGCACTGCCGAGTACCCGGCGCACCGTTGTCCCCCATCCGAACAGGGATCGGGATGGACCGCGACGTGTGATCCATCACCTCACGCCAGAGCGTGATCGGCCCCTTGTGTTTGCCGCGGGTGGCCACACGTTCCAGCTCATGGATCTCGATACCGCGAGACGCGGCGTACTCGAAGGCGACCTCGCGCACGTACCGGATCGTCGCCGGGTGCTCGGAGTCCTCGCCGACGTTGGAGAACAGGAAGGGGCCGGGCGGGAGGTAGCCCTCGCCAACGAGCACGAGCATCGCGGTGCTCTGCACCCCTCCGCCGTAGGAGTACGACTGGGGAAGATCAGGCAGCAGGTCCATCGGATACCAGGGTATCAGTAGAGGTGCTCAGAGGGGGAACACGGAGGCCCCGTCTTGATGACGGCGGAGCATCTCCTGCGCGAGCGCGGTCCCCGACACGATCCGCCGGCCCTCCGTCGTAGTGGTGGCAGCGACGAGCGCCTCCTGCCGCGCCTTGGCCGACGCTCCGGGGAGCACTACGTCCACGATCGCACCGCGCATCCGCTCCTTGGCCCAGTGGCCCAGCCACACGAGAGCGTCCAGCCGGTCCGGGGACTCCTTCTGCCGGTCCGACCACGTGACGAGCTGCTGCTCCAACCCCGGCATCTCGCCGACGATGTGCCCGCGGCCCTGGTCCCACAACTGCGCCACCGGCTCGGCGCGCGCCCGCTTCGAGTCGGCCGCTCGCACCATGAGCACCGGCACCGACGGGTCCACGTTGTGGATCATCGCCTCGACCATCGCTCCGCCGTTGTTCACCTCGGCGATCACCGCCTGCGCGCCGAACCAGTAGAACGCGTCCACCACCCGACGCGCCCACGCATCGACCCCCAGCGACGCCGACAGGTCGTGCGTGACGTAGAAGTGCTCGTCGTCACCGACGCCACCGCACACGATGCCGCACTCGTCGCCCTCGCCGTTGCGGGACACCGACGGGTCCACCGCGATCGCCCGGAGCGGCAGCAGGGGAGCCTCGTCCCGGCGCGTCTCGTGGATCGACCCGTAGGTCCAGAGCGCGCCCTCCACGTCCTCCAAGAACTTGCCCTCGAACTCCTGCGCCGCGAGGCGGGTGCCGGCGAACTGCTCTTGGAGGCCGGCGATGAACGAGGGGGCGAGGTTGGCCTGGTTATCCCACGTCGCCATCTGCGTCACGACCCACAGGCCGGACTTGTTCTCGATCGCCTCGCGCACCTCGGGGATCGGCCGCGGCGTCGTGGAGAACACGCCCTGCGGCTTGTCGCCGAGACGGAGGCCGGCCTTGGCGTTCGTGAAGGCCGTGTTGCCCACCGGGTCCTTCTTCGGTGCCCACGCGGCGAACTCGTCACCCCACAGCGTGTCGGTCTGCGGACCACGCAGCGAGTCCGGCTCCTCGGCCGAGAACAACATCACGATCACCTCGCCGTCCACGACGAGCTGCGCTCGGGACGGCTGCTCCACCACGGTCATCCCGCGGCGCTCGGCGCACGCGATGAACCCCGACTCGCCGTGCACTTGGATGCGGCGGCAGTCGCCGGCCGACCGGCCGATGAACCCGACGTAGCGAGCGATGCCGGCCTCGATCCGATCGCAGACCCACTCGCCGGCGGCGCGGGTCTTGCCCGCGCCACGGCCGGCGATCAGCGCCCAGTACGTCCAGTCGCCGAGCGGGGCCTGCTGCTCGGGCCGCGCCTGGCCGGCCCAGCTCGTGAGCATGGCCCGCTCCTCGGCGGACATGGCGTCGATGATCGCCTCCGCCTCCTCCACGGGGAGGGAGGCCAGCTCCTCGACCAGCGACATGCCCATGCCGAGGGAGGCTACGTGCTGCCGGCCCCCGGAGGCAGAGGCACGACCGCCACCTGAACGTGGTGGCCCTCGGGGTGACCGAACCGGCGGCGCTGCGCCACGTGCTTCGAGAGCGACGTGCCCACCCATCCGCACGAGCACCGGACGTGCTCCATCGCCTCGTGCTGCACGGCGAACGGGTGGTACTTGGCCAGCGTGACGCGACAGCCCGGCACGAGGCAGTCGCGCGAGTACCTCATCCCCACGAGTCACCCGCCGGGTTGGGGCGGCGCGCCACCAGGCGGTCCTCGCCGGGCTGGCCGAACCGCTCGTAGCGGCGTTCCAGCGCGGCGAGCTGACGGCGGCGGTACCCGGCGAACCGCCAGAGCCGGCGGTGCAGCCACGGCCACCGGTCAGGGAACAGGGGCGGCAGCTCGGCCATCGCGGGATCGGGGCGGAGCGACGCCGGCTCGTTGGCCACGCCCACCCGTCGGCCGGTGCGCGGGTCGTGGACCTCGCGGAGCCGGCGCGGCGTGTACGACGAGACGACGGCCCACGTCACGTACAACGAGCCGAGGGTGACGAGCCACATGGCGGGCTACCTGATCCGGTACCCGCAGGCCCCGCAGAACGTGCCATACGAGAGCTGGCGCTTCCGGTCGGCCGGGTGCGAGCACCGGGCCTGGCGCTCCTCGGGCGTCAGCTCCTCCTCGGCTTTCGAGTCGGGCTTTCGAGTAGCCGGTGAGCTGGCCTTCTTCGCTGCTTTCGGCTTTCGAGTGGCCTTTCCAGTAGCGCGAGCGGACTCGATCGGCACCACCTCCGCCGGTGGGGCAGCGGGCGGCTCCTCAGCACGTGCGACCACGGCCGCTACCCGATCGCCGGTGAGCACCGCCGGCTCGATCAGGTCGGCGATGAAGGTCGATCGAGAGGTGCCGGCGCGCTTCGCTTCGAGCGCCTCGAACGCCTCCTGCGTGATCTTCGCCGAGACGGTGACGGTGCGTCCGTTGGCCATCAGGGCATCCGCCCGGTCGCCTCGTCAGCCTCGTCCAGCCGATGGATCTCGTCGCGCTCTTGCTCCTCGGCGATCTCCTCGTCGGTCGGCGGCGGGTCCGGAGGGAGGGGGCAGCATGACCGGCCCATCACGCCTCCCAGTCCGGCTCGAACTCGCCGCACGGCTCGGTGGCGTCGTCCTCCTGCGAGCACCCGCCGAGCGCCAGGCACCGGCCGAACTCCTCGCCGTCCTCGCCGCGCTCGCGCTCGTGCTGACCCGCGTAGTCGCCGCACGTGCACATCGTCTCGCCGGTGACCCGGCGGCGCTCACCCGCGGCCACGGAGCACGTCCCTCGTGTGGGGCTTGTCATCGACCGTGGCCTGCGCGCCGTACTCGGCGCACGCCTCGGTGTCGCAGTAGTACCGGTCGGTGTCCACGTCGAGCACCATCGGCCCGTGGCAGACCGTGCACGTGAGCGGGTCCAGCTCCGGGTGCACGTCGGTCACGCCGAGCGCCACGAGCGCGGCCTGGATCTCGGGGGCCACCTCGCCCACGGCCGGCGGCTCGTCGCCGTCGGTGTAGGGGACGACGAGCACGTGGCCGGCGTGGCAGCCAACGGTCCACCAGTCGCCGCCCTCGTAGATCCCGTCCGTGTAGATCTCGTCGTGGTGCTCGTGGCGCACGGCGAGGTGCTCCTCACACGGAAGGATCTCGTACACGTAGCGGTCCTGCTCGTCGCTCCACGTCCGGTGGATCACCGGCATCGGGCAGAGCACGGCCGCGCTCGGCGCGGTGGGGATCGGGTCGTCAGCCATCGGTGTCCTCCTCGAAGTAGATGCAGTCGCATCCCTCGATCTCGCACTCGCCGGTGAGCGGGTCGTGCTCGTCCAGTACGTCGCCGCAGGTGCAGGGCGTCTCCGGGTCCATCAGTCCTCCACCCCCAGCCACCCGAGGAGATCCAGCATCGTGAGGCAGATGCGGCCGTGCGGGTTCTCCAACGTGGTCCGGTACATCAGCTCCGGCTCCACGGGATCTTCGAGCAGGATCGCCGTCGGCTTCCCGGCCCCCATCGCCCAGCCCGCTTCGAGGTGGGCGCTCTTGCCGCACGGGAGCACCATCACGAACGCGTCGGCGCGCTCCATCGCGGCGTAGTCGAGGCCGTAGCCGTGGAGCGCCGCGGGGTGCTCGATCATCCGGAGGTACTCGGCGGCGGGCACCCAGTCGGTCCCCTTGGCGGCGATCACCGGGGAGAGCGAGCGGCAGGTGCACCGGCCACCGTCGGCCATGCACCGGACGGTGGCCTCGCTCAGACCGTGAGCCAAGGCGTCGTGGCCGCAGGCGCACACGTTGCTCGCCGCCGGGGCCTCCGGGTCGTCCCGCACGTCCTTCCACGAGAACCCGCCGGTGCCGTCGCCGGCGGGGTCACGGAAGTCGTAGCAGTCGATGCCGGCGGCGCGCAGCGAGGCGACCACGGCCGGCTGCATGGGGTTCCGCCACGAGCTGGCGACGTACACGTAGTTGGGCTTGGTCATCGGAGATCTCCCTGCCGGTCGGCGTAGCTGCGGACCGCGGCCTCCTCGGCGGCGGAGCGGTGGTGGCCCTGCTGGTGGCGGTTCTCGGCGATCTGGACCTCGACTCCACCGGGTGGCATGGAGGCCACGCCCTTGAACACGCCGCCGGTGGCCATCGGCTCCTCGTGCTGGCCGTTGCCCGCCGCCCAGTGGACCTCGACGCCGGCGGCGTTCACGCCGACGTGCCGACTGTTCGGGAAGGGCTGGTGCGCGCCCGGCTCCAACGTGAGCGAGCACACGGTGCCCTCGGCGCTTACCGACCCGCACGGCTCGTGCAGCTCGTGCGTGTTGGCGTCCTTCGACCACTGCGGGCACCACCGGGTGCCGGCCGCGTCGATCAGGCGCACGGCCGCACCGATGGCGTCACGGACGCTCTGCCCCGACGGGGTGCGCGCCACGCCCGGTCGGTTGCCGGGGTGGCGGTCCGACTTCTTGAGGTACGGCTCGGCAAGGCAGAGCAACTCCCGCGCCGTGTGGAGCGCGCCGTACAGGTCGTCGGTGGCCTCGGCCCGGATCGTCTCCGGGTGCTGGCTGGTCAGCGCCGAGCGGACGGCGAACGGCTCGACCTCGTTCAGCCACTCCACGAGCCGGGTCGAGAGCCACGTGGTGCCCGCGCCACGGCCGATGCCGTGGACCCGGAAGGCCGCGTCGAGCACGTCGGCGGCGAGCCACTGCGACTGCGTGGGTTCGTGCTCGGAGGCCCGGAGCCACTCGGTGAGGGTCGGCCGATCGGTGTCGGTGGGGAACCCCGAGTCGTCCAGCCCGTGCACGAACCGGGCGACCGCCGCCTCCAACGAGTCCTTCCGGGCCTCGTGCTCGGCGAGCCACGTGTCCACGTAGCTCTGCGTGGTGAGCGGCCGGCCGGCCGTCGCCTCCGTCCACGCGGCCATCTCGTCCACGTAGACGCCGTAGCGCCGACGCATCCACCACGCCCCGAGGCGCGTGATCTGCACCCGGTGCCGGAGCCGGACCTTCGTGCTCTGCGGGGAGAGCCACCACGGCCGCAGCCGCGACCCCACCGCCCACGCCACCACGAGCGCGTTGGCCGGCGCGGCGTTCGGGTTCGGGGCGAGCAGGCCCCGGTCGCCGCGCTGCGGCTTCCGGATGGCCACGCCCGCGCCCTCGCCGGCGGTGGCGTCGTCCACGATCGGCGAGCCGGCAGGCTGGCGGCAGGTGCCGGCGATCAGCTTGCCGAGGATCATGCCGTCGTTGGGCAGGTCCGGGTTGAAGGCGATGCGCCACACGAGGATCTCGTGGCGGAGCCAGCGCAGCGGGTTCGGCCAGAACGGCACGTCCTGCCGAGCGGCGGTGACCATCGCCTCCGTGAACACCGGGTGGTCGGCGAGGAACTCGTCCTCGGCGGTGCATCCCTCCTCGGCGTGGCCGGCGTTCTCCCAGCCGGCGAGGAAGGCTCCGAGGTTGGTGCGCCACTCCCGCGTCGGCTGCCCCTTGTCCACCACGTCGGTCAGCACGACCCACGGTCGATCGACGGCCTCCACGATGACAGCGTGGTAGCTCTCGCCGGTGCCGGACTCCCACATCGAGCCGACCTCGGGGAGCTGGTCGTCGGGCACCCGCATCGACTGCTCGTACCGGTGGGCCATCGTGATCTCGATGGGCCACTCGTCGCCGGGGTACACGCCCGAGAGCGGCCCGCAGGCGAGCACCCGCCAGCACGGCCCCTCGGCGTCGCAGTCGTGGTGGCAGGTCCCGTCGTCCGGGCACTTCGCCCGCAGCACCACCTCGTCCTCGTCGTCCTCGTCGGTGGCCTTGAGCCGGACCGACTCGCCGTACCTGCCGCCGAGCACCGTGAAGGTGCCGCCACCGGTGAGCATCCGGTACGAGTAGCCGCCCTCGAAGGTGGCGTCGGTCTGGACCTCGGCGTAGACCACCTCCATCGGCCGGTCACCGCCCCACGCGATCACGTCACCGGCGCGCAGCTCGCCCGACGGCACGACCTCCCACTCGGGCATCACGTCGCCAGCGAGCTTGGCCAGGTTCCCGTGCCGGGCGAACGAGAGCTGCATCGACAGCAACTCGGCCGTGGCCCGGAGATCCGCCAGCTCCTCCCGAGCCTCGATCACCCGGTCCTCAAGGCGGCGCTCCCGGTCGCGCAGCTCGGCGTTCTGCCGGTTCAGCTCGATCACCCGAGCGTCCAGCTTGGCCACCAGCTCCGAGGCGGTGTCGGCGAGGTGGCGCTGCTCACCCGGCTCCTCGGGCGTGAAAGTGAGGCTGGCCTTGTACCGCTCGAAGTCGTAGGGCCGGTGCAGCTCTCCGGTCCCGTCGCAGACGAGGCATCCGCGCACCTCGCGATCGCCTCGGCAGGCGGTGCAGAGGATGATCGCCCCGAGCACGCCTCCGTCGCTCACGTCCCAGCGGGTGACGACCATGCCGGCGTTGGCCCGCTCCTCCCACCGTCGGACCAGGCAGCGCAGGTCGCCCTCGCGCAACCCGGACGCCTCGGCAGCCACGAGGAGCCGGTCGATCTCGGCGAGCAGGACACCCACCCGCCGGACCCTCGGGCGCAGGCCCTCCGTCCCTCCGTGCTCCCGCACCCTCGTCTCGAACCAGCCTCGAACGTCCTCGACGCTCATCGGCTCCTGCTTGCTGACCCCGGTTTCATCCATGCCGAGCACCCTATACCGGGGTAGGTGTACCTGTCTACCCGGTCGGTCAGGCTCGGAGGATCTCGACCACGTAGCCGCCGACGAACGGCTCGTGGAACTGCCTGAACAGGCCGGCGGCGTCGGTGGCCCCATCGACCACCACCCGCCCGTCGGGCCACGTCACGATCGACCCGTCGCAGAGCGCCACCCGCACCGGGTGATCCTTGGCGACTGCGGCGATGGCCAGCTCCCGCGCCACCGTGGCCCGCAGCGAGATCACCACCCGCCGGCCCCGGCCTGCTCCTCGAAGTCCCGAGGCTCCCGAGCTGCACGGCGCAGCGCCTTCTCCGCCGACCGGACGACCCTGCGGCCACGACGGTCCTCCCGCCAGCCGCGCCAGCGGGTCACCGCACCAGGCCCGTCAGGCTCCCACGAGATCGTCCCGCCGAGCACCACGACCCCCCACTGGAACACCCGCTGCCCGTCCTCGTCGTCGGGGTCGAACCACACGCCGAGCGCCCACGTCCCGTGCAGGAACGGCAGCAGATCCAAGATCGCCTGCCACACGAACTCGCCCCGGTGGTACAGCGCCAGCCGGCGACCGTACCGGGCGAAGATCCACCGCTTCGGCATGTCCATCTCGCCAGACCCCATGCCGGCGCACTCTACTCCGGTAGAGGCTCCTCGTCTACGGGTCCACCCTCAACCTCGATCGCCGTGGCCCTGCGCTCCTCAGCCTCCGACAGCCGGGCACGCACCGACGCCACGAGATCTTTCGCATCAGCGTGCACCACGTTCACGGTGCCGCTCACCGTCGTCTCCCGACGATCCACCTGCCCCCACCGCTCCGGGTAGAGCCGCTCCTGCACCTTCATCAGCGCCGCCGGATCAGGGGCGATCTCCTCGACCCGTTCCACCATCTCCACCGGCACCAGCTTCTCCGCCCCATCCTCCCCCTGCTCGACCCGGTGCTTCGTCGTGACGATCGTGCGCTTCCGTTCACCCATCGCCGTCGCATGGATGACCTCGCCACGCTCCACCTCGTCCCACGCACGAGCCTGCGCCAACGCCCGCCCGAACTCCAACAGCGACCACTCCGCCGCCGTCAGGTCCACGTCCTCGACCCCCGGAGGCAACTCCACGCCGTCCTCCCGCCACGCCACGATCGCCGCCCACCGCGCCCCCAACGCCGCAGCCTCCCGACGAGTCGCCCGCAACGTCGCAGCATCCACCCCCGCCAGCTCCGCCACCACCGACGGCCACGCCCCCCGCCGCAACAACCGCACCACCCGATCCCCCGCCGTCTCCGGCCCCACCCCCGGCAGATCATCCACCGGCCGCTCCCACCAACCACGAAAACCAGCCCGCAGCGCAGGAGCCTCCCCCTCGGACCCCACGTCCCCACCAGGGACCAGCTCCACCTCGGCCGTGCTCACGCCCCGCATCGTACCCCCACCCTCCCCGCCACATAGTCCCGAGAGGAGGCGACCCCCTTGTGGATAGAGGGTGCGGGTGCGCGTGTACCGGTCCCGCGGTGCGGAGCGTCGCCGTGGAGGGTGGCCGGGTGCCGGCGCTCCTCGCCGTGGCCGGTCCGGTCCGAGGGTCGGAGGGTGGAGGGTGCCCGGACGGGTCCGAGCGGGTCGCCGTGCGCTCCTCGTCGCCGTGCAGCACGAGCACGGAGCCGGCACGGAGCGAGCCGGGTATACCTCGGAGCCTCACGAGCACGAGCCGGAGCGAGCACGAGGACGGGTATACCTCCGAGCACCGTGGCCACGAGCCGGCGCTACGTGTGCGAGTGGGCCGGGTTCTCCGTGGTTTTGGTACCTCCGGGGACGTGTGGAGGGTGGGAGGGTCGGCCGTGGTTTTGCGGGTGCGTGGCCGGGTGCGTGGCTCTAGGCCAGTGTGGGCACGGTGGAGCGGGTGCGGACGGGTAGCGGGTGGCCGGCCGTAGGTGGGCGGGTTGGACGTGGTGGCGCGGTGTGGAGCTGGCCGACCGGCTCGCCGTGGCTCCTCGTGGTGGACGAGTGGGCACCGGGTCGCCGTGCTCGTGGGCCGGCCGAGGGTGGCGGGTAGTTGCTCCGGCCGTGTACCGCGGTATAGGGTTCTCCGTGTGGCCACCGGTGAGGACCGGAGCGAGCGCCACGAGACAGGGAGAGTGCGAGATGGCAGAGACGTTCCGGACCGATGAGGACGGGTACACGATGAGTGGCCGAGAGACGGCCGACGGGTGGCACTGGGCAACGGTGCGATTCGGTGGAGTGGTCGGAGCCGGCGACGTGGCCGACCGGGTGGCAGCAGAGGACGCGGCACGGTCCGCCATGCTGGCCGACGTGGAGCGGGTCGCCGCGCTCCGAGCGGGTGAGGATCTCGCCGAGGCTCACGAGCGCGGCGAGCACCCTCGGAACGTGGACGGGTGCCCGGAGTGCGCGGCGCTTGACGCGTGGCTCACGAGCGTCACGAGCGAGGAGCCGGAGGAGCTGCCGGCCGGGTGGACGGCCGAGGAGCTGGCCGAGGCTCGTGGCTGGCTCGCCGATTGCGGGTGGTCGGACCTTGACCCGGAGGACGTGGAGGAGCTGCCCGCGGCGGAGGTGGTCGCCGGAGTGGGCCGGCACTGGGATGGAGGTACGGCCGGGTTCCTCCGGACCGTGCGAGCGGACGAGAGCGACGCGGCGGACGCGGTGGCCGAGATGCTCGGAGAGCGCCGGCCGGTCTGTCTGGCATGTGGCCGGAGCCTGGCCGAGTACGGCGAGGGTCCGTGCCCGGTCAACCTCGGAGGTGCCCACACGGAGCCGGCCACGCTCCGGACCGTGGAGCACGTGACGCCGCGGCCGGGTGGCTCCGGCTACCTCGCACCGGTGGCGGAGGTGCTGGCACTCGTGGAGGGTGAGCGGGTCAACCTCGGAGGGACCGTGCACCGGGTGGAGCGGGTGCACTCCGGCTCCGAGCACGTGCCATCCGGAGTGTGGGCGCGGCTCGTGGAGATCGGCCGGAGCGGGTTCGGCGAGGAGTACGACGGCCGGAGCGTGACGCTTACCGGCCACGAGGTGCCGGCCATGACGGAGGACGAGTACCGGCGCTCCGTCTCCGGCACGAGCCGGCCGGAGTGGGCCGACCGTGCCACGGGTGCCACCGTGTGGAGCCACGTGGACGGGTGGACGGACGGCGACCCGGAGGAGCTGGCACCGTGCACCGTGTGCGGGTCGCTCCTCGCCGTCGGCGAGCCTTGCGGGTTCGTCGGCACCGTGGCGCACCGCGAGGACCCGTACCGGGTGGACCGTGGCTACTGCGCTCGTGTGCTGCCCGGTGGCCGCGCGGACGCCGCGGCGGACGAGACGGACCCGGCCGGGTGGCATGTCCACTTGGCCGGACCGGAGGACCGGAGCGACACCCGGCGGACCTACCCGGCCGGCGGAGACTCCGAGCGGTGCGGGTGGTGCTACCTCGGAGCGAGCCACACGGAGGACGCGCACGCGGCGAACGTGGCGCGGTACGACGGCGAGCGCGGCGCGGCGGAGCTGCCGGCGCTCGGAGTGCTCGCCGTGGTGCTCGCCGTGTGGGCCGGGTGGCCGGGTGGTCCGGTCGCCGTGGTGCTCCTCGTGCTCGCCGTGCTCGTGGTGGTGGCGCTCGTGTGGCTCCTCCGCCGGCTCGTGGCGGAGGTGGCGGAGATCCTGCCGGAGCTGGCCGAGGACGAGCCGGAGGACGAGGAGCCGGCCACGGTGCCGGCGCTCGCCGTCTCGTGGCTCTACGGGTGGAGCTGGCACGGGTTGACCATCGCCGCGGCCACGGTCGCCGGCCGAGATGCCGGCCGCGCCGCGGCCACGTGGCACGAGCCGGCCGACATGGAGCGAGCACGGGTGCTCCTCCGAGGGTTGGCCGATGGTGACCCGGAGATCTCCGACGAGATGCCGGCCGCGGATCTCTCCGGCCAGTGGGCCGACGGCGAGACGGCCGAGAGCGTGGCCGGCGCGGCGCTCGCCGAGGTGGCCTACCTCGTGGAGACGGCGACCGGCTCGCCGTGCACCGTGGCGCGAGTGGTGGCCGAGATCCTCGCCGAGACGGACGGCGACCCGGAGGACGGCGAGCGCGAGCCGGCCGAGGCTCCGACGTGGCTCCGTGACGAGGTGGCGGACGCGTGGGAGGACGCCTACAACGTGGCCGCGGCGGAGCACGTGGAGCGGGTGGCGCGGGAGATGGTCTACCCGGAGCGCAAGCGCCGGACCACGTGGCAGCTTGCCAACCTCGCCGACGTGCACGACCCGGACGCGCCGGACGCCTACGGGTACGACGAGCCGGACGCGTGGGAGCGGAGCGACTGGCCGGCGCGAGGGTTCACCCGTGACGGGTCGCCGGGTGCGGAGTGGCTCCGAGACGTGGAGAGCGCGTACTACGACTGGCGCGCCGAGGTGGACCCGGACGAGGTGGACAACGTGGACAACGTGCCTAGCTACCTCGTGGACCCGGACGGAATGAGCGTCACGACTGCCACGTACGACCGGTGGCGCGTGTTCGTGGACGTGTGCGGGTGGCAGCAAGTGGAGGAGCTGACGGACCGGCAAGCCGCGGAGCATGGCACCCGGTACGCGGTGGACGGGTTGCCGGTCGGATCGGACGGCGATCTCTCGTCCGGCATCGTGGCCGACGTGCTGACCATCGCCGGGTGCCGGCTCCTCCGTGCGCTCCACGGCGAGGACTACCCGGCGCGGTAGGTCATCGGCGAGCGGGTGCGCCGACCTAGCCACCCGCCATGACCCGGCACCCGTGCCGGAGCCTCTAGCACTCTCCGAGGCTCCGGCACGGTGCCAGCGTTACCGGCTCCGGTCGGCCGCGCTGGCACGGTCCGTAGGGTGCGGACCGTAGAGACAGGGAGGACGAGCGATGCTCTACCTAGTGGAGTGGGAGCACCCGGAGCACGGAGCCGGGTCGGAGGTGGTGGAGGGTCCGACCCTCCGCCGCGGCAAGCTGCCGGCGGACCTATGGGAGTACCTCGCCGGGTGGCTCGTGCCGGCCAGCGCGGACACGTTCCGAGTGTTCCAGTACGTGCCGCGCAAGTGGAGCGCCGGCGATGGGCCGAACCGCGCCAGCGCGGCCGGCTCCTCGTTCGTCGGCGAGTACCGGCGCGCCGTCGGATGCCGGACCGTGCGGAGCATCCGATACCCGCACGGGTCACGGCCGGAGGTGGAGGAGCTGCCGGACCCGGTGGGCGCGTACCCGGCCGAGGGTGGCCACGTGCGAGCGGGTGCGCTCCTCGTGGCGCTCGTGCTCGCCGTGCTCGTGCTGGCCGCGTGCCGGCCGTCGGCCACGTTCTCGGAGCCGGTCCGAGGGTGCGAGCGCATCGCCGGCCATGCCGACGAGGACCCGGACCCGCCGGCGCTCCGTGGCGCGGACTACGTGGGAGGGTCGCCGTACGGCCGATGGATCGGCGAGGACGGCCGGACCATCGGCTACGCCGCGGCGGAGGATTCGGCCGTGTGGAGCCGGCCGGAGTGCGTGGCGGGTGGCCGGCGCTAGGTAGGCGGGTCACGAGCGACACTCACGAGCACCCGGACCGGTCCGCCGGCCGGGTGCTCGTGCGCGTGGAGCGTGGCCACGAGAGAGGCTAGGGACGTGGAGCCATCCGAGACAGTGCGCGGCGCGGTAGTGCCGACGAGGACGAGCGACGGCCGGCCGGCCGTGGTGCGGGTGCTCACCCGCTACGCCGCGCCGGCGCTCGTGCTCCACGGTGCACCGGCCGAGGACCCGGACGAGGTGGCGCGTACGTCTCGCCGGGTCCGTGCCGCGCTGGCCGCGTCCGGGTACGTGTGGCCGGTCCGGCTCGTGGAGGTGGGCGCGTACGTCGGCGAGGACGTGGCGCGCCGGCTCGTGCGGGTGCCGGCCGACCGGCCGGAGTGGGCACCGTGGAGCGGGTCCTACCGGCTCGCCGTCGCCGTCGCCGTGGCGCTCGCCGTCGGCCAGCTACGGCCGGAGGACGTGCCACCCGGTCCGATGGTCGGAGATCTCCGGCGACCGGAGGAGCTGGCCGAGGTGGGCCGGGTCCGGTACGTGGAGCCACGGCCGGCCGTGGTGGCGGAGGAGCTGGCCGCGGCGCTCGTGGAGTACGACCGCGGGACCGTGGCGCTCGTGCTGGCCGAGGAGTCACGTCGGCGAGCGTCGGCCGTTCGAGCTGGCGCGGTGCGAGCGATGCGCCGGGCCGGGTGCACGTGGCCGGAGATCGCCACGCTGACGGGGATCTCCGCCGTGGCGCTCAAGAATCTGGCACGAGAGGACGGGGACGCGTGACGGCGCGTGTTGCTCGCGCGCTTGCTCGCGCGGCTACTCGCGCCAGCGCCGGCGACGTGGTGGTGGTGGCTCGTGGTGGTGGTGGCACGGGATGCTTGCCAACGGACTCGGAGTGTGTATACTCCGGTATAGGAAACGAGCCGGTTAGGTGCCGGCTCACGAGACAGGGAGATCAACCCATGATGGATTTCACGCTTGACCGTGCCGCGCTCCGGACGGCCGTGCCTCACGTCGGCAAGGCGGTGGCCAGCCGCGGCGGTGCGCTGCCGATCCTCTCCGGCGTCCGGGTGACGGCCGACGAGCACGGCGTCACGTTCACGAGCACGGACCTTGAGGTGACGGCGAGCTACACGTTCGCCGGCGCGGAGGTGGCCGGCCACGGGTCGGCCGTCATCCCGTTCGCGGAGATCAAGGCCGCGAGCAAGGGGAAGGGCACCGTGCGGATCGTGGAGTCGGACTCCGTGGTGGTCGCCGGCACGGGCCGGGTCACGAGCGTCACGGTCACCACGGACTACACGTCCGAGGTGCGATGCCTCGCGCTGGACGAGTGGCCGCGGATCGCGGCCGTCGCCGACGGCCGGCCGTTCACGGCCAGCATCGCTCCGTTCGCCGAGACGCTGCCGGCCACGGCCGGCGACGGTGCGTCCCGTCCGATCCTCTCGTGCCTCCGGGTGGAGGGTGACCGGGTGGTGGCCACGGATTCGTACCGGCTCCACGTGGCGGAGCGCCCGGTGCACGAGGTGCCGTTCGACGTGATGGTCACCCGCCGGCCGTTCGCGATGATCGTGGCCGCGGCGAGCAAGGCCAAGGCCGACGAGATGACCGTCATCGTGGAGACGGACGAGGAGATCCGCGAGGACCGGAGCACGGTGGCCACGCTGACCATGAGCGTCACGGGTCCGCACGGCACGGCCACGGTCACGTGCCGCGAGATGGAGGGTGAGTTTCCCAACTACAAGGGACTCATCCCGTCGGCCGACACGGAGCCGTCGGCCATCGTCATCGCCGACCCGTCGGCCATCTCGTCGGCCATCGCCACCGCGTTCCGAGGGTTCGGCGAGCTGAACACGCCGGTCCGGCTCATGCCCGACGGGCCGGCCGTGGTGGCTCGGATGATCGTGCAGGACCGCGGGGAGCGCGAGGTGACCCTCGCCGGGTGCTCGTGGGATGGGCCGGAGCTGACCGTGGCCTACAACCCGGACTACCTCGCCGATCTCCTCGCCGGCATGACGGCCGGCACGCGGTTCACCATGCGCGACGCGCAGAAGCCGTGCGTGGCACGGGACGTGGACGGTCGGACCCGGCTCCTCATGCCGGTCCGGGTGAGCTGACCGTCACGAGCACTGGCCGGCCGCAAGGCTGGCCGGTGCGGAGAGCGTCCGGGCCGGGTCCTACCCTCCCACCCGCCGGGTCCGGGCGCTCCTCGCATCGGCCGTCCACCGTGGACTACCGAGCACGACCGCCGGGTGAGGACCCGGCAGGAGGACAGGGAACATGAGCACCTACCGACTGACCGAGCTGGTCTACGACGAGAACACGGACCGGACGCCGGCGGAGATCGCACGGCACGGACTGGACCCGTCGCCGGCGCTCGCCGCGGCGATGGCCGCGCTGACCGAGGACGGCGACACGTTCGAGCTGGCCGACGGCCGCACGCTCACCCTCCGCATCGTCTCCGAGGACGAGGAGCGCGGCGAGTGGACCGGCGTGGAGTACCTCAACGATTGCGACGGGTTCGGGCGCGTCGCGTGGTCCGGCCACCGCGACGGCCGGCCCGACGGGTTCGACGGCGCGGCGAGCATCGTCTACCGCCAGCCGGTGCAGGGAGGCTCCGTGTGCTGGTGGCAACCGCCGACCGCCGAGGAGATCGGACTGCCGGAGCTGGACGCCGAGTGGATGGCCGAGTGCAAGGCCACCGTGGCGCGCATCGTGGAGGACGGCGTGCTGACCGTCCGGCTCGTGCTGACCGAGAAGGTCCGCGACTCCGCCGGCGGCGAGCACGAGGTGGAGATGGCCAGCGCGTCGCTCCACGAGGTGGACTCGTTCTACCCGGAGATCATCGGCGAGCTGGCCGGCGAGATCATCTCGGAGGTGGAGGACCACCACCCGGACTCGCGCCCGAACGGATCGTGCGATGAGTGCGACGCCGCGATCCCCGACGCCGCGCCCGGCGAGGTGCGCTCGTGCCCGCGGGACCCGGCCCACGATCCCTACTCCGACGGCCACAACAACGGTGGCGACCCGGTGCGCGACGAGGACGGGCGCGAGATCCTCACGCCGATCGCCGGCTACCTCACGTGCCGGTACGTGCTCGTGGACGCCGACGACGAGGCAGGGGAGATCTACGAGTGTCTCGTGCACGGTGCGACGAGCATCGGCCACGAGATCTCGTGCGAGCACGCGCCGGACTACGACCCGGAGCCGGGGAGCGAGCACTACGTGCTCAACCCGGACGGGTCCTACGACGGCCCGTTCACCCGCTCCGGTGCCACCCGGATCTCCTCCGAGCGTGACGCCGAGATGGGCACGGACGCCGACGGCGAGGGATACCACGCGTTCCTCGTGGTGTCGGCCAGCGCGATCCCGGCGCTGGACGCCGAGCGCGAGCGCCAGGCTCGCGAGGACGAGCGCGACGCGCTGGACGCGATGGCCGAGAGCGACGAGCCGTGAGCACCCGTCGCACGGTCGAGATGAGCGACCGCGTGTGGATGCCGGAGCTGGTCGGCCAGCACGTGGAGGTGGAGCGGGCCGGACCCGGCGAGTACGTCGCGTACCTCAACGGCGAGCGCATCGGCACCATCTCTCGCTACCACGAGACGTGGGAGCGCCGGAGCCGTGGTGCCCGGTACGTGAACGCTCGCGGCACGAGCCGGCGTGCGAGCTGGCGACACTCACGGGAGTACCCCGGCCTGTCGCAACCGACGATCTCCGACGCGGCCCATGATCTCGCACGCATGGTGCTCGCCGAGCGCCGAGCGCCGGAGACGGACTCGTGACCGAGCGCAAGGGGTACCTCACGAGCGCCGGCCGGGTCACGTGGACCGACGGGCCAGAGGTGGTGGCCGATCTCTCCTACTCGGAGACGCGGTACAACCTCCGCCGGGTGCTCGTGACCCGCGAGTGGCGCGCCGACGTGCGCGCTGCCAGCGGCCGGCAGGCGCGCCGGTTCACCGGGGAGACGCGCCGCGAGGTGGTCGCCGCGGCCGTCGCCGCGGCCGTGGCCTACGTGCGTGAGGATCTTGCCGATCCGACCACGTGGCTCCGGCAGGACGAGAGCGAGCCGCACGGGTTCGCCCGGCCGGTGCCCGGATGCCGGTTCGCCGACGAGGTGGACGGCACGTGTGGCCACCCGGACGCGCTGACGCCGGAGTGTTGGGTCGCGCTCGCCGGCGACTGCTCCGACTGCCCACGGGTGGATGGCGGCGAGTCGCTCGGAGCCGGCCGTGACGGCGCGTGGACGACGGGGCGCACGGCGAACGGCAGGGATCTCCGATGACGATGGAGCGGTACCGCCGACCGGACGCGATCCGGGCCGATCTCCGCCGGCTCTACCCGGCCACGAGCTGGACGGTCCGGTGCGTGGCTCGGAGCGGGTCCTACACCCGCACGGAGATCTCGTGGAGCGGCGCTCCGACGGCCGAGGAGGTGATGGCCGTGGCCTACGAGCACGAGGGGAGGAGGTACGTGACCCTCCGGCACGCGAATCCGGCCGGAGCACCCGCTGAATCGCCGTCTCCGGCGCTCGGAGCGGAGCTGGCTACGGCGACACCGGTGCCCTACGACGAGCGCACGTGTGCCTCGTGCGGAGGTGCGCTCACCACGGCCGGCGTTCACGCATCATCTCGCACCATCTCGTGCCCGTGCGCCACGTGCGGCGTGCCACGGTCCGAGACGTACCTCGTCGGCGAGGTGGTCCGGTGCGGACCGTGCCTCGCCGGCCATGACCCGCTCCCCGATCCGGTGCTCGCCGGCGGGTAGCGTCAGGATCTCCGGCTGGCTACTCCCTGTCGCCGCCGGAGCGCCGGGCCACCTACCCGGCATGGGGGCCACCTACCCCCGAGCGACGCCCTCGGCCTCCGGGTCGGGGGCGTCGCCGCGCTCGTGCGCCGGTGCGCCCGCCGACGGGGCCGTGCTACTCGCGCGCGCCTACTCGCGCGCGGTCAGCCCTGCGCGTAGTCGAGTAGCGCCAGGTCGAGGTGGAGGCGGATCTCCGTGACCGACACGAGGGTGGACACCGGCGACGAGAGCGTGGCCAGCACCGGGCCGAGCTGGTCGAGGGTGGTCGCACGGGCCACGGTCGCGCCGGCCACCACGAGGTAGCCCACCTCGTCGCCGCCGACGGCCGGCAGGAGATCTCGCACGGTGCCGAGCTGCACGCCGGCGTCGAGGAGCGCCCGGATGACGGCGAGCTGCACGAGGTCGTCGTACGAGTAGCGCCGGCGAGAGCCACTGCCGTTCGCGTCGGCGATCGAGGGGCGCACGAGATCGGTGCGCGCCCAGTAGTCGAGCTGCCGGTAGGAGATCCCGGCGATCTCCGCCGCGGCCTTGCCGGACCACGCGGTGGCGAGGAGCTGGTCGCTCATGCGGCCGGCACCCGGAGCGCCTGCCGGGCCGAGATCATGGCCGACGTGAGCTGGTCGATCTCGATGGCATCGGCACCGCGCTCGTAGGCCGCGGCGAGATCCGCCTCGGCGAGAGCCAGCGCCCGCTCGGCGGCGGCATGGGGATCATCGGTGATGGTCACGAGGTAGACGATACCCCGGTATCGCGAACGGCGTCTACCACTTCTCCGCAGTCGATGCACAATCTCCCGAACCTGCTGGTCAGGAGGTGCGTGCACGAGCCGTGGAGACGGTTGGAGAACCGGCGGCGCGGCAGCTCGGAGGTTGGCACCCACGTCTCCTGCTCCCACTCGCCGAACGGCCAGTGCGGCACGAGCTGCACGGTCGGCGTGAGGACCCGGTTGCGCCGGCCCGGTCCGATCTCCACGAGGCCGGCGTCGGCGAGCTGCACGACGGTGCGCTCCACGTCTCGGCGGTGGATCGAGTCGAGGTACCGGTCCACCTTGGCCGTCGTGACGGGCGGGAGCATCCGGTGGAGGTGCACCACGGCGAGGAGCACCTTGGTCTGGCGGACGGTGAACGAGCCGGTGGGCCTAGCGGCCGAGGTGGTAGCCATGATCGTGTAGCGCCTTGAGCACGGACGCTCCGGCGTCGGACTCGGCGATGGCCATAGCCAGCTCGGCCACCTGCTGGTCGGTGAGGCCGGCCCGGTCGGCGGCACGCATGAGCGCGCCGGCCACGGTGTCGAGCGCCACCTCGGATGCCTCCGGCGGCGGGGTCCACTGCTCCCATGCTCGGCGGCACGAGGTGCACTGGCCGTTCTTGCCGGTGGCGGACTCCCGTTGCCCGCAGGTGCGGCACGGGTCCCGTACCTCCTTGAGCGCGGCCATGAGGCCAGTGCCGACCATCGCATCCACGAGGCGCACCACGTCGTAGTGCACGAGCTGCTTCCACGAGGTCACGTCTCGGCCGAGGAGCATCTCGGCCAGCTCCAACCGCTCGGACCGATCGAGGCCGATGGCGTTGGCCAGAGCGAACGCCCGGCGCATGAGGCCCGGCGGTGGCGGGTCGGTGTCGGACGGGAGGTAGCCCACTAGAAGCCGACCACCCGAGGGTCCTGCTCGTCCCACGTCTCGCCGTCGGCGGTCGTGTGGGGCACGCCGGGGTGCGGCCACGAGTGGATGCAGAACTGCACGTCCGGAGCGCCCGGCGAGCCGGCGTTCATCATCGACCCGCAGGGGATCTCCTTGCCGTCAGCCATCGGAGGCTCGCTCGAAGATCATGCAGTCGCACGGAGCGCCGGGCCGGCCGTAGCCGACCCAGCAGAGGCCCGAGGAGTCGGCGTGGTGGTCCCGGCGGTGGCCGCAGGTGCAGCGGTGAGCCGCTGCCTCCTCCGCCGCGGCGAGCTGGCGCTCGGCCTGCGCGAGCTGCGCGGCGAGCACGTCGTCGGGCTGCCGGCGCACGTCGAACGGCGAGAGCTGGCCGTTCACGAGCACCACGCCGTGCGGGTAGTCGAGCCGGTGGTTCCAGCCGGGCCGTGGCTCGTCGCCGCGGGAGAGGTACGTGGACCCGTCGGGGTACCGGGCGAAGATCACCGGTGCATCCCACTCGTTGGTGGTCGCTTGGAGCGTCACGTTGTCGGCCATCAGAGCATCCTTCCGGCCGGCACGAGCTGGTACTCGTAGAGGCCATTCTCCTTGGGGCCACGGTGCCGGCGGTTGACCGTGTGCCCCCCGAACTTGGGTTTGCGGAGATCTCGGAGCCGGGCCGAGATGGACGCCTCCGGGTCACGGAGGAGGCCGGCGATCTCGGCTAGGGTGCGCCACTGGCCGTCGGCCATCAGGTCGTGCACCCGCTTGTTCTGGCCGGTGAGCCGTTCGAGGTCGGCCTCCCGGTCGTACGTCTCGCCGTCCGGCTCCGGCGTGCCGGCGATCTCCTCCTCGGCCACCACAGACTCCACGGCGCGGGCCGTGCAGTAGCCGCAGATCCCGAACCGGGCGAGCTGGCCGTCGTGGTCGTGGTCATCGGTCATCGGCGACGCTCCTCTCGGCCTCACGCTGGCAGGCGAGCCGCCAGTAGTCGATCGGGGCCATCTCCCGTTGCAGCGCGGCGTCGGCGATGAGGCCACACGTCATCCCGACGATGACGGCGAGCACGCCGGTCGGGTGCGGATCGGATGCGACGAGGAGAGCGGCCTCCTGCGTCGGGTCCTCCGTGGCGGACCGGACGAGGTGCCCGTCCTCGTCGGACATGGCGGAGAGCGCGGCCGTCACGATGGCGACGGCACGCTCGGAGTCGGAGTAGGCGGTCACGATGCCTCCATAGGGGACAGGTCGAGGAGGGGCCGGCGCTTGGCCAGGCGCACCTCAATGTGGGCGTCGAGGCGCTCCGACAGCTCGCCGGAGGTCCACGCCGGGTCCACGGGGAGCCGCCACTTCTTCGCCGCGGCGAGCTGCCCCTCGGTCGGGCGGCGCTTCCGCCACGAGGCGTCGGCACGCTGGATGGTCTGCGAGCTGGCCAGCTTCCGGACGAGATCCTCGCCGACGCCCTGCGCCAGCTCTAGGGCCACCCGAGCGTGGAGCACCCGAGAGCGGCCGTCCTCGTACCGGAGGCCCACGGCCCACTCCTCCGAGGCGGAGTCCATCGCCACGAGCACCACGGTCGGCAGGCGATCCTTGGGTCCCTTGGTGCCGAGCCGGCGGAGGTAGGCCGTGTGGCCGGTGGCCGGGTCGTGGGCCTTGACCCATGCGATGCCCTCGGAGCGCATCTGCCGGAACATCTCGGCGTCCCGAGCGGCGAGCCGGCCGGCGGCGATCTCCTCCTCCTCCCACTCGGCGACGGCCTCCGAGGCGGTGAGGCCCTTCTCGTCCATCTTCGAGCCGGGCACGCCGAACAGGGAGGGGACGGTCATCAGCGAGTGCGACTCGGATGCGCCCACCACGTCCAGCACGAGGAGATCGGCCTTGTCCGGGTGCTTCCGGGTGCCACGGCCGACGATCTGCGTGTAGAGCGCCCGGCTCTTGGTGGGGCGGGCGACCACGATGCAGTCGGTGCGCGGCTCGTCGTAGCCCTCGGTGAGCACGGCGCAGTTGGCCACCACCGTCGTCTCGCCGGAGGAGTACCGGGCGAGGATGGCACGGCGCTCGTCCTGCGGCGTCGAGCCGGACACCCACTCGGCGGCGATGCCGGCCTCACGGTAGCGAGCCGCCACGGCCTCGGCGAGCGCCACGGTCGGCGTGAACACGAGCGTGCGCCGGCCCTCGGCGTGCTCCCGCCATGCCTGCACGATGTGCTCCGGAGCGCCGGCAGCTTCGAGCGCAGCGCCGGCAGCACCGGCCTCGTAGTCGCCGCGGCGGATCTTGAGGCCCTTCACGTCCAGTCCGGCGAGGCCGACCTGCTTGCCTCGAACGTCGCAGAGGTAGCCGGAGCGGATGCCCCACAGCAGGTCGTAGGAGAAGGCGATCTCGTCGTAGTCCTCGTCCAGCCCTTCACCGTCGCCACGGTCGGGCGTGGCGGTGACGCCGAGCTTGACCGGGCCGTCCGGGTCGTCGCAGCCGAGCGCCGCGGTGATCGTCCGGTAGGAGTCGGCGGCGGAGTGGTGCGCCTCGTCCACGATGACGAGAGCGAAGGCACCGGAGGCCACAAGGTCGGCGAGGCGCTGCTCCCGAGCGAGGGTCTGCACGCTGGCCACGATCACCCGAGCGGCCGACACGTCGTTGGCCTTGGCCTTCACGATGCCGAGATCCGGGCGGGTGGCGGCGACGTAGCAGTCCTTCACCAGCGAGGCGCGGCCGACGCCGGCGATCGACTCGTAGGCCGAGGGAGAGATCGACAGCTCGCCGGGCCACGTCTCGATGACCTTGGCCGCGGCCTGCCCGATCAGCTCGTCACGGTGGGCGAGGATCAGCGTGCGGCCCGGCGTGTTCGCCGCCTTGGCCACGAACATGACCGTCTTACCGAGGCCGGTGGCGGCGACGCCGAGGATGCGGCGAACGCCACGGGCCTCCACCTCGGCGACACGGCCGAGCGCCTCGTCTTGGTAGGGGCGGAGCTGGATCTTCACGGCACCACCCTATACCGGGGTATCGGTAGGGGGCAAGGACCGTCCGGGGTACCGCTCCCCGGTGGCCAGCTCCACGAGGGTTGCCACGGCCTCGGCCGGCAGGAGGACGCCGGCGCGCTGGCCGTGGATGATGGCCTCAACCGTCTTGGGGTGGATGCCCAGCTCGGCGAGCAACGGGCCGGCCCACTCCAACAGCTCCTCGGCCAGCCGCTTGTGGTCCTCGGCGCGATCCCGGCGCTCCCTCTGCTCGGCCCACTTCGCTTCACGAGCGGCATCGTCGGCAAGCCGCTTGGCGTGGCGCTTGGCGTGCATCTCACACGAGGGGATCACCCGGTCGCCGTCGCGGCCCGTCGTGTACGAGGTGGTGGCCACCCGGCAGCACTTGCCGTTGTTCTCCTCGGCCCCGTACGAGTGGTGCTCGCACGGCCGGCCCTCGGTCCACGTGATCTTCTTGCCACCCTCACGGAGCAGACCCAGCTCCTCGGCCTTGGCCACCACGGCGATCGGCCACCACTCCGTGATGTACCGGTTGCCCGAGGAGCGGACCCACCGGGTGATCCCGGTGGCCTCCCCCATCTGCTCCCACGCATCGTCGCCCCACCACTGCTGGCCGTTGTACGCCCAGCCGAGGCCGCGCCCGGTGCAGACCGTGGCCGGCGAGATCCCGGTGGCCTGCTTGATGCCCCACGAGTTGGCCACGTAGCCGAGGCGCTCCATGTCGGTCACGAGCGGACCGTCCAGTACCCGTAGACGCAGCGGGTGCCGGCGCGGGACGGGTCGTAGGTGTCATGCACCACGCCGTCGATCACCGCGCAGAGGTGCTTGGAGACGGAGACGACGAGCCGACCGGTCGGCAGCTCGTCGGCCCGGAGGTGGACCTGGCAGCCCGAGCCGATCTGCATGGTGGGCGTCCAGTCCCAGCCCATCTCCTCCATGAACGCCCGGATGATCTTGCGGGAGATCCCGTTGCGAGCCGAGCGCGCCCGGCCAGCGTTGGCCTCGTGTGCAGCGAGGGCGTCGTACACGTCCCGGTACGGCAGCTCGGCGGCGATGGCGATGGCACGGGTCACGCAGTCGCCGGCGTCCCCACGGAACCCGGCGTCGGCGCGGCCACCGTCGTTCTCCACGAACCCGATCGGCGGCTGGCGGGTGCAGCCCGGCCGGTGCACGTGCTCCCGGCCCGGCCGAATGTCCACGGTGCAGCCGCACGGGGCGGTCATGGTCGTCATCTCGTTCTCCCTGTCGGCACCTATACCTGAGTATAGTGTACCAGCCGGGTCAACCCCCCTCGGGGATCAGGAGAACGCCATGCCTCCGAGCGAGGTGTCGAGCGAGCCATCCTCGGCGATGTACGGCGACGCGTCCAGCTCGGCGCGCTGCACGCCGCGGAGGGCGTTCAGGAGCAGGCCGACCACGGCCACGTCGCCCCACCCGAGCGCGGTGTTCTTCTTCACGTAGTCGGGCGACAGGTAGCCCATGTCCACGGAGATCCACCACGCCCACGGGTTGCTGCCCTCGGTCTTGGTGACGAGGATCGGCGTGCCGGAGATCCGGCTCGTGACCGACTGGATCGGATCGAACTCGCCGGGCGAGCGCATCCCGACCACGGCCGGCGTCATCGGCACGAACGTCAGCTCGTAACTCGTGCCGTTGCCGGGCGAGAACCGGGTGACGACGGTGCGGCCAGCGGCCACGTTCACCGCGATGTCTCGGCCGAAGTCGATGATCGACTGGGGGTCCATCTCGTGGGTCATGGGCAGCTTTCCTCTCGTGGTTCAGGCGCAGTAGTTGCACGCCGTGAGGCCCGGAGCGGCCTCTCGCATCCCGCAGAACCCGCAGGGGTTCTCCGGGCCGTCCTCGCAGCGGCACGTCTCGTCCGCTTCACGATCGCAGTAGGGGCAGAGATCCTCGTCGGTGTCGCTCATCGCCGGCTCCACGGCCAGCGCCGGCGCGGGGCCGGCTCCGGCTCGTCGTCCTCGGGGAGCACGAGCACCACGGGGATCGGGTTCTCGGCCGGCACCTTGGCCGTGAGGTTGACGAGATCCTCGGGGAACGCCGTGTAGACGGGCCGCATCTCGTCGCCGAGGTGCGGCGGCACGCCGGCTCCCCACGTGTGCGCCACCACGGCGATCGGACCCTCGGGGAACACGAGCACGGCCTTCTCGGTCCACACGTTCTCGGACTCATCGGGCCACGAGGAGATCACCACCGTGTCGGGCTGCGACTCGAAGAAGGTCACGAGCGCCTCGGCGAGATCTCGCCGCCAGTGCTCGGAGGCGAGCCGGGTCTTGTGCGTGGCCGGCTCCGGGGGCCGGCCGTGGAGATCGAGGTACTCGCCCAGCCAGCGGTCCAGCTTGTCGGTCAGCCCGGAGGGGTAGCCGGTGTCGAGCACCTCGGCGTACCCGTCGGCGATCACGAGCAGATCTCCACGGCCTCGGCGACGAACGCGGCGTAGGCGGTGCGCCCGGCCGGCGAGTGGTGCATCCGGTCGGCGTCGTACCACTCGGGGTGGGCGAGCTGGTCGGCCGACGGGTCGGCGAGGTGGACGTTCGGGTGCTTCGGGAGGCGCTTCTTGAGCGACGCCTTGAACGCGTTGGCGCGGGCCTGCATGGTGCCGGGGCCGAGGTGGTCGTAGTAGCTCGGGGAGAGCGCCGTCGGGGTGATCCAGACCACGCAGTCGGCCGGGTCGAGGGCCTTGAGCGTGGCCTCCAACGCCGGCAGGTCGGAGGAGTCCCACCCGTCGAGGGCGTCGTTCAGGCCCAGCTCGACCACGAGCACGGCAGGGTCGGTGGACACGGCGGGCTTCACGAGCCGACCGAGCGCCTCGGGCATGGCGATCGAAGGAACGCCGACCACGGACCGGCGGTACGGCGCGAGGGCGGTGGCGATCTCCTTGGCGGAGTGGGCGGTGATCGAGTCGCCGACCACGGCCACCGTCTGGCCAGCGCCGGCGTACTCGGGGAAGCACGCCGTGAGGCCGATGATGAGCAAGAGGGGGAGGAGGCGCTTCACGATCGTTTCCAGTCCTTGGCGTGCGGGCAGGTGGCGAAGTGGGAGAGCCGGAGCTGGCCGGCATCGAGAGGGGGTTGGGGGTGGACCGTAGCCAGCGGCGGGCCGACGGTGCGGGAGGTCAGCTCCACGTTGCCGTCAGGAGACGGCTCCGCATCGACCGGCATCCGCTTGTCCTTCACGGTGACCGTCCAGATGACGGGCGCGTTGCACGAGCGGCAGCGGTCGATGGGGAAGGCCACGGTCCACCCAGCCGATCAGGACCCGGAGCCGCGGGAGCCGCGCTTGGCGCGGGGCCGCTCGGGGTCGTAGGTCACCCACACGCGGCTCGCGCCGTCGGTGGTCTTGTACGTGGCGTGGAACCCGTCGAGGCGGTTGAACGCCGCGGCGAGGGCGGACGCCGCCTCCGAGGAGAACGTGCCGGCCGTCTCGGGGCCGATGACGCGCACCTCGGTCTTGGGGTGCTCACGGAGCCACGGGGCGTGCTGGCGGACCAGCGGGTGCTTGGACCCCTCGGTGGGCGGCGATTCGAGCACGAGGCCCTCGGGCACGTCCACGGCCGGCGGGTCGCCGGGTGCGGGATCGGGGGTGGGCGGGTCGGTTGCCATCAGCTCCTCCTAGAGCGGGTGGTGGGCGGGATCGGTGTCGATGATGACCTTCACGGCCAGCGGGATCGGCGAGAGCATGGAGCTGCGGGAGAGCATGGCCTCCGTCCGCTCCGGCTCGTCCTCGTCGCGGGCCTGGCCCAGCAGGAGCGCCAGGAACTCCGGCTCCACGGGGACCTTGATCTCCGTGTCGCCGCGGCCCGTGAGGCGAAGGTAGACCGTGCCGTGCACGGGGATCTCCTCGCCGCTGCCCTTGGTGGCCACGAAGTCGGCCGTGTAGTCGGCACCGTCGAACCGGGCGACCAGCGGCACCTCGTGGACAGCCATCAGGCCCGCACCACGACGGGAGAGGTGGGGTCGAGGAAGTTCCGGTACCACCCGTTCGGGCCGTCCGGCGACTCCATGTGGAGCGAGAGGCCGTCGTTCAGCTTGCGGAGCACCCGGCACCAGCCGAACCGGTCGTGGGCGACCATCATGCCGCGGGTCACCGACGAGCAGATCTCGATGGCGCACTCCTCACCGGAGGCCACCACGTCCTCGGCCATCGCCGCCGCCTTGCGGTACTCGTCGGCTCGACCGTCCAGCTCCCACCGGATCTGCCGGGGCAGCGTGTCCGAGTCGGCCGCGGCCTTGAGGGTGGCGGCAGCCGCCTTGGCCTCCTCGATCGAGATGGTCACCGGAGCGCCGCCTTCACGGCCTTGGAGATCTCCGCGCCGGCCACGTCGGAGACGGTGGCGATCACCTGATCGCGGGCCTCGGCAACCGCGGCGGTGACCTGCTTGGTCACCTCACCCTTCACGGCCTTGGCCACGGCCCAGCCGACCACGGTGTTCTTCGGCGAGTCGTAGGAGCCGCGGCCCCCCGGCTCGGTGATCTGCTCGGTGAGCGCCTTGGCGACCATCGCGGACACCTCCGCAGCGAGGGTGGTCGGCTCGCCGGTGGCGTGCCCGAACCGGTCCATCGGCGTGAACGGCTCCTCCATCTGCCGCCACACCTCGGCCTCCACGATCTCCCGCACCACGTCGGAGCGGGTCGTGGCCACCAGCTCGGCCATGCGAGCGGCGACCTTCTGCCGGGCCTCGGCGTCGATGCCGCTGGCGACGATGTGGGCGGCGGTGCGGATCACCACGTCCTCGATCGTCAGCGGCTCGAAGGTGGCACCCTCGCCCTCGGGGCCGATCCCGTTGGGGGCCTCCCAGCGGCCGAGGTGCTTGGACAGGTCCAACTCGAACGAGATGGGGATGGTGGTGGGGGCCGACTGGTCGGCCTGGTCGTCGCTCATGGGTGCCTTCTCGGGTAGACGGCGTGTGTGTCGAACGGGACTCTATACCGGGGTATCGGTAGAGGTCAAGAACCGGCGGCGTCGGCCTCGGTGCGGAGCTGCTTGAGGCGCTTGTTCACGGACACCTCGGCCAGCCCGGTCAGCTTGGCGATCTCCCGCACGGTCACGGGTGGCGTCGCGGCCCTGGCACGCAGGAACAGGCGGTCCCGAGCGCGGAGCAACCGGTCGGCCTCGGCGGCGTTCTTCTTGGCAGCGGAGGTGTTCGCCTTGAGGTCGGAGATGATCTTGTCGCGAGGGTCGGTTGCCATCGTGGGCCTTTCGGTCGTGGCGGAAGGTAGGTCGGCGGTGGCAGGTCAGTCGCCGTCCGGGTCGCCGGCGTCGTCGTCCTCGTCGGAGTAGGGCGCGGTGCCGGGGATGCGCTCGACGCCGGCGGCGGCGTCCTCGGCCCGCTCGATCTCGGCCTTCTGCGCCTTGATGTGCTCCTCGGCGATCTTCTTGGTGACCATCGTGGCGGTGCCGGCCTTCAAGATGTGGACGCGGTTGAGGGTGTCGCCGTCGTTCTCCTCGTAGCGCACCTTGGTCACCTCGCACTCCATGAGCACGTAGACGGTGCGGCCGAGCGGGAACTCCTGCGGCTTCACCTTGAGGGCCTTGGACAGCCCGTCGCCGGCGTTGGTGATGGCGATGGAGGTCTTGGTGACCTCGGTGCCCTCGAAGGGCGTGAGCTTGGCCATGAGCGGATCTCCTGATCTCGGGGTTGGGGCCTGTACCGTAGCACGGGTACCGGTAGGTGGGTAGAGGGTCAGCCTCGGGGCCATCGGCCAGGAACTATGTCCTCGTCCTCCACGATCCAGCCGGAGCCGGTGCAGATGACGCGCAGGTCATCGAGCCATGTGGAGTGCTCGGGGAAGTGGCCCTCGACGGAGGCCAGGGTCTTGTCGCACTCGGGGCAGCGGGCGTGGACCGTCATCGGCCGACCGGCCTCTGCTGCCCGCCGTACCACCCGATGAGCGCAGCTTCGGCGCGGCCGTCGTCCATCTTGCGCTTGAACAGGTGGGCGGACATGGGCCAGAGCTGCGCCGCCTTGGCCCGGCTCGTGTCCTTGTCCTTGGTCACGTCCGGCACCTTCGCCTTCCACGAGGAGGAGGCGACGAGGTGCACCGGTACGCCGAGCGCGGAGACGACGCCGAGGAGGACGCCGTAGTTCTTGCCGTACTTGAACGTGGAGGCGCTGCCCTGGCGAGCGCCCTTGAGGTGATCGGGCATGGCCTGCGCCTTCTCGATCCACACGACGGTCGGCCAGTACGGGGCGTGGTCACGCAGCAGGCCGGCCACGGCCACGCCGAGCGCCACCTCCTCGGCATCGGGCATGTCCTCCACCGCGAGGAGCACGTCGTCGTCGCCGATCCACGCGAGCGCGCCCTTCTTGCCGGGGTCGATCGAGAGGATCACCCGTTGGAGGCCGGTGGCATCGGGGAGGGAGGCGTCGAACAGGCTCATGCTGGCCGGGCCTTGAACTTGCGGAGCGCCCGGCCGAACGTCTCCGCGTCGATGCCCTCCACCCGATGGCCGATGGCTCCGAGGTAGATGAGGGCCTCCTCGCCGCGGCGCTTGTCGCCGAGCGCCGCCCGGTGCTCCTGTTCCCGCTGCCACTCGATAGCCGCGGTCCACGCCGCGTCCACCTCCCGCCACGGTGCCGGCGGGCTGCCGGTGGCCAGCACGACGTTGCGGCCCATGAGGGCGGGGTGGCGGATGCCGTGCTCCATGAGGTCGGCGTTGTCGATCCAGATGGGGGCGCTCCGGTCGTAGCCGCGGATGGCGTGCTCCAACCCCTCCTCGACCATGCCGACGAGCCGGCCGTTGGGGAGGACGAGGTGACCGGCGGCGCGGTGCAGGATGACCGACTCCCGGCTCTCGCGTGCGATGGCCTCCAAGGTGGAGCGGGTCTGCCAGGCCGTGGGGGTGAGGAGCAGGCCGGTGCCGAAGGGGTCCGCTTCGAGGATGGCCTTGGCCAGCCCGATCGTCTTGCCCTCTCCTCGATCGAGCACGAGTACGTCGGTCATCGGTCACCTCCGGTGGGCACGACGCTCCACTCGGCGTCGTGGGGGATCAGGGGAGCGAGACGCTCCGCGGCGCGCACCGCGCCGGCGAAGTCGTCCACGCCCTGCTCGGCGACGGCACCGTTCGGGCGCTCGATCCGGAGCACGTGCGGGTGGTCCTCACGCCTCGGCATCGGGGGCCGGCTCCGGCGGGGGCTTCATGCCGGCGAGGCCCTCGTTGAGATCTCGGAGCGCCTGCTCGGCCTTGGCGCTCCGACCCGAGGGCGTCTCCTCGGCGAGCCAGCCGGTGAGGTTGGCCTGCGCCGACAGGAGGAGCGCCCACGGCCGCATGAGCGGCTCCTCCTCGGGGACCTTCCCGGTGGCCAACGTCTCGGCGAGCAAGGTGAACAGCTCCGGCTCCGGCTTCACGTGGGCAGGGTGGGGGCCGTAGCACCCGCACTGGCCGCTGCTCATCTTCGGGCACGGGAACCCGACCGGCACGAGCATGGGGTTCCCGATCTGCCGGCGCTGCCACCCGCCGTCGAGCGACTGCACGGTGTCGCGGTAGTGCACCAGCTCCTTGATGTGGCGGAGCACGTCGCCGAGCGCACGGTGCGGTGTCGGCTCGGTCAGCTCCCAGTCGGTGCCGAACAGCCGGAACGACCGGCGCAGCGGGCCGAGGTCGTACGACCAGTAGGTGACGAGCGGCAGGATCTCGGGCATGTGCTTGGCCAGCCAGAGCCGATCGAACCGGTCCACGCCCGAGCCGGCGATGGCGATGGGTTCGCTCGGGGTTGCCCCGTGGCGGCGGAGCATGTCGAGGATGATCCCCTGCGCCGTGTAGACCGGGATGCCAGAGCCGCCGTCCAGCTCGGCGAACAGGCCCGACTCCCGGTGCATCGTGAGCACGGCCTCCTCCCCTCGGCAGAGCGTCTCCCAGTCGCCGTCGAACGCCGCGCCGTCGATGTACGGCAGCGTGATCGGCGAGTGGAACTGATCGACCACGACCAGCTCGTCCGTGGTCACCGCGACCCCGGCCTCGATGATGTGGTCTGTCTCGGGGTCCAGCCCCGTCGTCTCGAAGTCCAGCCAGAAGATCATGGTCACTCCTCTCCGTCGCCGAGAGCCTCGGCAACCTCGTCCCAGCGGTCGGCGATCGACGTGAGCTGGTTGCGCTCGATCTCCTCCTCATCGAGCACCTCGCGGAAGGCGTCGAGATCGAAGAACTCCAACACGTTCGCCGTGATGATCTCCCTCATCGCCGCCGGCGTCAGGGCGTCCAGCTCCCACGAGTCCTCGCCGAACCGCTCGATGTAGCCACGGGCGCGGGAGTCGGTGATCTTGGCCGGCGACGGCGGCGGGTTGAACTCTCGGATCTGATCCATGTTCAGGCCGATCCGGCGGAACAGGAACGGGTCCTCGACGGTGGTGGCGTCCTCCCACAAGAACCCCCACTCCTCGTCGCCGGGATCTTCGAGAGCGGCGCAGTCGGCCACCTCCAAGGGGTCCACGCCGAGGTTGACGAGGATCATCTGCCGGAGCCGGTCCTCGTTGTCGCGGCTCATGTCGATCCCGTTGGGGTCGTGGTCGCCGAGGTGGAGGATCACCACCCGCTTGCCGGCTTGGATCTTGTCGGCCAGCCGGAGGCCCGCCTGGTAGATCGCCGACGAGGAGACGTTGCCGCGGCAGGCGAACGAGGAGATCCTCCACTCCCGCACGATCGAGTCCACGATGCCGACCTGCGCGTCCTTCTCCACCCACACCTCGATCCACACGTCCTGCACGGAGGAGGTGTTCCGGGCGTAGTCGGTGCCGATCGACTCGGCGTAGTGGGCCGGGTCGCGCCAGCCGCCGCCGCGCAGCGACGCCGACCGCACGTTGTCGGCCATCCGGTTCCAGTCGATGAGGCCGGCCATCCGGGCGTCCACGAGGATCTGCCCGAGCCACTTGTAGTTGGGCTGCGCGTTCTTGGTGGAGTTGGGGTTGCTCCCGTCCTTGTCGCGCACCCACTTGTTGTTCTCCCACAGCCACCGGCGGTCGTCGGGGAACAGGTCGTGGGCGATGAACTGGTAGTAGATCTCGCGCAGCGTCATCGAGGAGAACCCCTCGCTCCGACGCTGCTCGATGACGCGGTTGGCCTGCTCGATGATGGCGAGGTGGGCGGAGGCGAAGGTCTTGTGGGCGTAGCGGCGCTTCATGGGGATCTCCGGGCAGCGGATCGGTGGATGGGCTAGAGGGTGTCGAGGACGGCCTTGGCCTCGGAGACGAGCTTGAACGCCGCCTCGGAGCCGGTGGGGCGGTCGGGGTGCATGTTGCCGGCGGCGGTGCGGTAGACCCGCGCCCAGCTCTCCCGGTCGGCGAGGAAGGCGGTGATCGACGGCTCGTCGGTGGGGAGGTGGGCGGCGTCGAGCAGAGCGCGAGCGGCGTCGCGGGGCGTCATCTGGCCGTTGCCGAGGGCGATCGAGGACTCGGCGGCGATGGCCTGCCAGCCGACGTACTGCTCACCGCCCGAGCCGATGCCGTAGCGGTCCACCTTGCGGAGCGCCTCCAACGCGAGGGCGATGGCGCGCACGTTGGCCTTCCACCCCCGGAGGTACTTCGAGAGGCCCCACGTGTTGTCCTCGAACTTGTCGGTGGAGAACCGGAGCGGGGTGCCCTTGCGGTCGGGGAACGAGATGATCGCGCCGGGGTGCGCGGGGCGGGCGTCGGAGCGAATCCAGCCGTCGTTGCGGCAGTCCCGCTCGGTGATGGCGAGCTGCAACACGACGGTCACGGAGTCGCCGGCGAGGTGCGACACCTCTCGTTCGAGGAGCGCCGTCGTGTCCTGCCAGTCCGCCGTGAAGTTGGAGGACTGGCGCTCGTACGAGGCGCGCAGGGGGCCGGGCCACTGGTCGATGGGGCGAGCGACAAGTTCCATAGCGGGTATCTATACCAGGGTAGGGGTACCGGTGTCTACCGGAACCTGTCCCAGCGCATCGACAGCTCCTCCCACTCGGGGTGGCCCTCGCGCACGACGAGCACGCTCCCCTCGATCGCCTCGCGGTCATCGCCCACGGCGTCCCTCATCCGTCGCTCCACAAGGTGCCTGCACCGGCCACCGCGTGCTCCCACGACCCGAGGCGCGCTGCTGCCATCTCGCAGTACCGCTCCGAGGACTCAACCCCGACCGCCCGCACGCCAGCGTCCTTGGCAGCCCGGAGCGTCGTTCCTGATCCAGCGTAGGGGTCTAGCACCGTCCGAGCGCCCGTACTCTCAATGGCCCGAGCGGGGAGATCCACCGGAAAGGGGGCCGGGTGATCCGAGGGCTGCTGCGGCACCCTCCACACATCGCCTAGACCCGACGCCCCTTTGGAGCGGAGCCGCCAAGCCTCCTGCGCCAGCACATAGATCCGCTCATGGGTCGGGACGTAGTAGGTGGGCGAGTAGTTCATGCCCCCGGCTCTCGCCCACACGATCTCCTGGCGGAGCAAGGCGTGCTCGGGGAACAGCTCGTACGGTAGCCAGAGGCGAGAGCCGACCACCCTCGGCTTGTGGTTGTAGAAGATCGCCCCGGCCTCGGCCAGCAGGGACCACATAGCCGAGATGGTGGAGCGTTGCTGCTCCACGTACTCAGACCAGGGGAGGGCATCGTCGTGCTGGTCGTAGTCCACCCCGTCGCCCGAGTTAGCCCCTCCCGACCACTTCTCGCCGCCGCCCGACCCGGATACCGCCCCCGGCTCCCAGTGGCCGAGCGCCGGCCAAGGCAGCGCCCCGAGGTTGTACGGGGGCGACGTGAAGGCCAGGTCGAACTTCTCGGTAAGGCGGCTCATCACGGAGAGAGCGTCACCGTGGTAGAGCGTCACGAGATCGTCCTCGTAGTACGGCTCAAGCGTCATGGCTGCTCCTCGTCAGGGAACCAGTTGGGCCGGCGCTCGGGGTGGCAGGTGATGCAGAGCCGAGCACCCGACTTCGGGTAGAGGTATACGTTCCCCGGCACCAGCGGATGGCCCTTCTTGCAGACGGATCGGGGCGGCATCCGGCTCAGGTTGGTGGACTGGGTGACCGGCTCAAGATGCGTCGGCTTCACACACGCCCGGTTCCGGCAGATGTGGTCAAGGCCCAGTCCGTCAGGGACCGGGCCGCGGGCCAGCTCCCACGAGTAGCGGTGGGCGAGCACGTTCGTCTCGCCATTCCAGATGGAGCCGTAGCCGTCCGGACGCTTGTAGCCCTTCCACTCCCAGCACCCGTCGCCCTGTTCGGTGTCACGCCAGAACCGAGCGTCAGCCGCAGCCGCCTTGGTCACCGAAACCGATCGTGTCGTCGCCCGAGCTGCTCCCACTCTGGATCTCCTTCCCTCACCACGAGCAGGGTGCCGGTGCGCTCCCTGACCAGCTTCGGCTCACATTCTATAAGCGAGTTGCACCGGTTGCACGCCGGCATGAGGTTGGCCTCGTTCACCTTCGAGCCGCCCGAGCTGGCCTTGCGGCGCTCGTGGAGGCCCTCCACCCGGCCACGGCCGTCGCAGCCTCCGGCGACGCCCAGCTCGGCGAGCACGGGGCCGATGGTGCAGCGCGCCGGCGCGGCCGTGGTGCGGATCTCCTTGCGCTCGGCTCCCTCGGCGACGTTGCGGTCCGAGCGTGGCTTCACCCGACCGGTGCGCTTGAGGCCCTGGCCGCGGTTCTTGAACCCGGTGCGCTTGAGCGGCGTCCTACGTTCCACTCGGCACCAGCTCCACCATTACCACGGAGATCTCGTTGCACCCGTGGCACGAGGTGGCGATGTACCGGACGTAGCCGATGCCCTCCGAGTGGGTGCTCACCGGGTGGCCGCAGTCGGGGCACGGCGACCCGTCCTCGGGGGCCGGGTACCAGGCGGGCAGCTTCATCGCAACGCGAGCGAGAGCGGCGCGCCGGTGGAGGCCCCCCGGTTGGCCCGGTCATCCATGTCCCGACAGGTGAGCACCACCTCACGCCACCGGCGCGCCGACACGCCCGGCGGTGGCGGCGACGTGACGAGGCCCCGGCCGCTCTCGGGTGGCGGGTCGAAGGACCGCTCCGTACCCAGCTTGGGACCACCCCACGAGCCGGGGCAGCGGTCGTCCTTCGGACCGTGCATGACCATCTTCCCCGAGTCGTTCAGGGAGAGGCGACGGCCACACGACGGGCACTCGGCACTGCGGCTAGACCAGTTCACGGATACCTCCTCGGCCGGCGGGCCGGCGCATCTTGCGGAGGGGCAGCCGGTGGGCGGGGTCGCCCTCGTGGCCCTCCTCGTAGCGGATGGGGACCTTCTGGAACACGAGCAGGGTCGAGTGGTTCCGACGGGCGTGCTGCTGCACGTCCTTGTGGCGCTCCCTCGTCGGCACCACCACGAACTCCATGCGGTCCCGGTAGAGCAGGCCGATCTCCCGAGCGTGCAGCATGAACTCGAACACCGACGGGTAGATCAGGCCGCTCGACACGTAGTCCTGCGTCTTGACGAGCACGATGCCGCCGGTGCACGTGACCCGGTGCATCTCGGTCAGGCCCTCGTTGTTCCGAGCCTGCAACAGCTCCGGCGTCGCCGGCGACTCGTCCTGGCCGTACCGGTCCTCCTTGTCCTTGGTGGTGGAGGTGGCGCGGCCACCGCGGGCCACGTAGTCCGGGTCGAACAGCACGGAGTCGAAGTACCCGTCGGGGTGGGGCAGCTCACGGAAGTCGGGGCCACCGCGCTCGTAGCAGTAGGCGGTGAGGTCGTCCGGTTGCCAGACGACGACGCGCTTGCCCTTCACGCTCCGGGTCCACATGCCGCCGTGCTGGCCGTACGTGGGATCGAGGCAGCGGTCGGTGCCGCGGAGCCACCCGAGCTTGTGCACGCCGTTGGCGATCATGTCTGCGTTGTCGCGCCAGCGGTAGACCGCCAGCACCTTGTCGGAGCCGGTCACCGGGCGTACTCCTCGCCGATGGCCTTGGCGATGGCCCGACCAACCACGTCCACGTGGCGGGTGCACGCCATGCCCCGGCGATCGGTGCCGGAGCGCATGAGCTGGTGGGTCGCCGGCTTGCCGCAGCCGGGGTGGCGGCAGGTGCCGATCACCTCCGCGTAGATCACGGCTTCTTCGCCTTGGCTCGGGCCGCGGCGGCGGCGCGCTCCTCGGCCCCCATGCACTCGGGGCAGTTCTTGCGGTCGTGGTTCGGCGCGGCGCACCCCTTCTGCCAGCGAAGGAACTGCTCGGGCCGGCACGACGGGCACGGGTACATCGACTCCGTGACCCGGCGCGAGGGATCGAGGTCGAACTTCGAGGACCCGAGGTACTCCCCGGTGACCGCATCGTTCACCACGGTCACCATGCCCTCGCCGCCGCAGCGGCACACGGGCTTGCCGGCGCGCTCGTCGTCCACGATGTTGCCGATCCGGCGCACCGGGCCATCGCCAGCGGCCACGGCCTCCTTCACCTCCGAGGGCACGCCCCCGAGGTCTGCGAACTTCTCTCCGACCATCAGCTCGGTCCCTTCTTGGTCTTGCGGCGATCGTCGCCGGTCAGCTTGATCCCGACGGCGGCTCCGGTGAGGCGGGAATAGGCCCGCTCGCCGATGGCCACCTTGAGGTCGTCGGGCACGAGGTTGGTCGTGGCGATCGTCGGCAGGTCGTGCCCGTACCGCTCGTCCAGCAGGGCGGTCAGCTCGCCCACCACCCAGTCGTGCTCGGACACGGTGCCGAGGTCGTCCACCTGCAACACGTCCACCCGGTACAGGTGCCGGCGGTTGGCCGACGAGTCCTCGTTGCGGTGGTCGATCATGGCGAGGAGCTGCTTGGCGGTCACCACGCAGATCGACGCGCCGCCGAAGAACAGCGGCCGGAGCGCCCCGATCCCGAGGTGGGTCTTGCCCACGCCGACCGGGCCGGAGATCACCATGTTCGTGCCCACCGTGAACGGGTCGTCCTGCCACGTGGTGGCCAGCCGGAGCGGCACGCCTTCCCAGTCCGAGAGGCGAGCGTTCAGGTACTTGTGCGGGATCAGCTCGTGCCAGACCGGCATCCGGGCGGCGACCTGCGCCGCCTCCGTGTCCGCCGGCGTGAGGCCGAGGTCGGTCCGTGGCCGTGGAGCCGGCCGCTCACCGCGGCCCTTCCGTCGGGCGGCGAGCGCAGCGTCGATGCGGGTCGGTTCGGTCACAGCTCCAACTCCCCTGCCTCACCGTCTCGGTCGGTGTCGATCGAGCGCGACACGCCCGTGCCCGAGGACGCACCGTTCCGGCCGTTGCCGCCGGCGAGCGCCGCCGGGTCGTCCGCCCACCGCTCGCCGTTCAGCCACGTGGCCGGGTGAGCGATGTACCGGGCCTCCTTGCCCTTCATGGCCGCGGCGTACACCTGCGCGCCGGCCAAGATCGTGTCGGCGTCGGCCTTCTTCCGGGCCGCGGTGTACGCCTTGCGCGCAGCTCCTCGTCCGACCCGTCGTGGGTAGATCTGCTCGTAGAACAGCTCGAAGTCGAGATCCTCCTCCGCCTTCGGTGAGGGAGAGGACGGACCATCGACGGATGGAGACGGAGAGATGGGGGGGTCATCCTGCCCCCCCAGGGCGCGCGTCTCGCCCCCGGTGGGCGCGCGTCCTGCACCCGCAGGGGGTGCATCCTGCCCCCCCTCGATCGAGCCGACGAGGATGCGGTAGTTGGACGCCTCACGCCCGGTGCCGACCCGGAGCACCTCCAACTCCCCGTCCTTGGCGAGCTTGGCGATGGCCCGCTTCACGCTGCCCTCGTCGCAGTTGGCCTTGGCCGCGAGCACCTTCCTGCCGCGGGCGTAGGCGGTCACCTCACCGTCGTCGTTGGCCACGTCCGCCAGAGCGATGAGCACGAGCCGCGCCGTGCCCTTGGAGGCGGAGTGCCGGAGGACGTTCGAGATCTGGATGACGCTCACCGGAGAGCCTCGGGCAGCCGGAACCAGTGGTCCTCGTCGGTGGGGCCGATGAACCCGCGCCGGCCGAGCATCTCGCCGAGCCGGTCGGACACGACGAACGGCACGAGCACGAACTGGTCCTGCGGGAGCTGGTCGAGGTAGCGGCCGACCGCGCCAGGGATGCGAGGCGTGGTGGCCCGGATGCCGGCCAGCTCGAACATGCCGGGCCGCGGGTGCCTCACGAGGCCCTCGACGCCCTCGGCGAGCGGCTCGAACAGCAGGTCCATCATCTGCCGCAGAGCGTCATCGAACAGGCCCGAGCGCCCGATCTTGGGTGACGCCGGCGGAGGGTCGGGTAGGGTGAACGTCATCAGCTCCTCCTCACGGGGCTGGTCAAGCCCCCGGCCGGTAGCACGGCGCGGGGGCCTTCTTCTTCTCGGGGTTGAGGACCGTACCTCACGAGCACGACTCGTGGCGGTACTCGTGGTCCGGGTCGTCCTTGTCGCCGAGGCGCACGATGCTCTGGCCCTCGGAGATCGGCAGGTGGCAGCCACGGCAGAAGCCGGGCCAGTGGGCCGGGAACGGCGCGCTCTCGTCGCGCTCGATGCGCCGCGGTGGCGGGGGCATGTCGCCCTCGTACTGGCAGTCCATGCACGAACCAGGGCCGGGCATCCCGTGAGGGCAGGTCACCGCCGGGAGTCCTTGTAGATCGACAGGCCGAGAGCGGCGAGGGCGAGCATGGCCACGGCGATGATGGTCGCGAAGATCCCGAGCGAGATCGCCGTGGCCAGCACCACCACGATCAGCACGTCGATGGCGTCGTAGCGGACCTCCGTGAGCCGGCGCACGAGGCGCTCGATCACGCTCACGTCAGCGCCGACTCGGGGATGCCGCCCTGGCGCGCCCACGCCGCGGCGAGCCGGTCGGTCAGCTCGTCGGAGGGACCGGTGGCCGGGAGGCCGAGGTGCGCGAGGTGCTTCTGCACCCACCGGCGATCGTCACGAGCGACGATCTGCTCGCGCACCTCGGAGAACGACGGCCCGTCGGCAGCGGCGGGCGGGTCCTCGCCGTCGGCGTCGCCCTCGCCGTCGGCCGGCGGGTCACCCTCGGCCGCGGCCTGCGGGCCGACCTTCTGCTCGTGGAGCCAGCGGGTGGCCCTCGTGTAGTCGGTCCGCAGCACGTCGTCGGCCTTGGTCACGTTGAACTCAGCCCGGAACGCAGCGAGCACCTCGGCGCGCACGCCCTCGGGGAACTCGGCCAGTGCGTCGCGGATCTGCTTGGCCTGCCGCTCTCCCACCTTGTCGGACGCCGGCGCGCTCGACCGGGAGCTGGACTGCCGGCGCTGGCCGGAGGACGAGCTGCGCCGGCCCTGGCCGGACTGACGCTCGGCCTGCTGGCCGGAGCCACGCTCGAACGACTGCGAGTCGGGGTCCGGCTCGTCGGTGGGGATGGCCAGAGCTTGGAGCCAGAACACGCGGTAGGCGACGCTCTCGGCCTTGGCCGTGGCCTTGTCGCCCGAGTCGAAGCCTTCGCCCCACGCCGAGCCGAGGATGCACTCCTCGCCGTCGATGAGCGAGTAGAGCCGGTAGGCCATCTTCACGACGACGTTCACCATCGTCTTGCCCTGGCCGGTGGTGGGGTGCTCGACGCGGTGCTCGATGGCCTCGGGGATGACGAGCACGCCGTACTTGCGGAGCATGGGGCCGACGGCGTTCACGACCTGATCGACGCCGCGGAACTTGTATTTGACCCGGCGGTCGTCGCCCTGGCCCTCCTTGAACTCACCGCCCTTCCCGATCCACTGCACCTCGCCCATGACCTTCGCGAGCGCCTGCCGGATGGGCAGGAACTCGTCCGGGTCGAGGCGGGTATCCATCTCGGGTGGGGCGGGGATCTCCTCCACCTGCCCCTGCTCGGCGCTCTCGGCGTCATCGGTCATCGTCGGTCCTCATCTCGGGGTTCGAGGGTCCAGTCGTACGGGCGCGTGCCGCCGTTGGTGAACGGCACGACGTGCGACCGGGGATCGCGGCGCGCTCGGGGAGCGGGCGTGGGGACGGGCAGCGGGTACCTCACGAGACGATCCCGCGGTGGTAGTCCACGGCCATCTGCTCGGCGGCGGCGTCGGAGAACCCGACCTCCACCATGTGGGCCTTGTAGGAGGCGACCAGCTCGAAGATCATCGCCGACTCCAACCCGGCCATCGCCGAGGCGACGGCTTCCCGCACCTCGGACGCCTCGTGGAACGGGTCGGGCGGCAGGCCGTCGTCAGCGGCCATCAGAACGGCTCCTCACCGCCGGGGAGGAGCACCGGCTCGGCGTCCTCGTACGGCGGGAGGGTGCCCTCGATCGCACGGGTCAGGTAGTCCCGCAGAGCGATGGCGTCCTCCCGAGGGAGCACGTGCTGCCCACCGTCACCGGTGGACACGAGCACCGCCGTGGCCGACCGCTCGGACGCAGCGGTGAAGGCGAGATCCTGCCAGTACCACTCCTGCCTGCCCTCGTCGCCGAGGATGACGGCGCGCTGGTCGTCCTCCCACTGGAACCGCAGCTCCTCGGCCGCGGCCTCGGCGTCGTCGGCGAGGTGGCGCTCCACGGCCTCTCGATCGAGGCCGGCGTCGCCCGCCGCGGTGGCCCCGGCGTCGGTGCTCATCGGCGGGGCCGGTTGCGCCGGCGCGACTCGGCCGCGATGGCGTTGCGGCGACGGTTGCGGTCCCGCTTCATGTGGAGCGGGGTGGCGGTGGCCTTGCCCACGTGCCCGCGGACCCGGCGGGGACCGCCGACCCGGCGCGAGCGCGGGAGGAGCTTGACGCCGGGGAGGTTGGGGAGGGTGAAGCCGATCATCGACCGGCGCGGGGTGGGACGGGTCGGCCTCATCGTGCGCTCACCGTCACGGAGATCTCGCCGTGGTCGGCCGAGACGTTGGGGACCTGCTCGCCGGTGCTCGCCAGGAACACCTTGGAGTCGGCACCGACGAGGAGCGGCTTGGCCGTCTCGCCCTTCCCGCCGGTGAGGTCGGTGACCGCCTTGAGGCCGGTGAGGAGCACCGACTTCTCGACCTTGATGACCGGTTCGAGATCGGTGTCGGGGAGGTTCTCCTCCAACCACGCCACCAGCTCGACCATGCCGGCCTTGCCGCCGTCGATCACCAGCTTCGGCTCCTTCGGAGCGCCGCGGGTTGCCACGCTCGCCGAGGGCGTCGAGAACGTCGCCGTCTTGCCGTTCGACGCCGCCCGCTGGCGGAGGCCCCAGTCGGTCAGCTTGCCCTCCATGAGCGCCTTGAGGCGGGCGGGGGCGGCGACCTGATCGGCGAGCCAGCGATCGACCCGGCGGTGGAACTCCTTGGCCTGGCGCTCGGCCTCGGCGATCTCCTCGGAGGCCCGAGCGAAGTGCCCGCCGGCCCACTCCGCCGCGGCCTCGTCCTCGATCGTCCACCGCTCGATCGTCTCGGTGGCGGCGACGACGGCCTCACGGCGCGCCTTGCGCTCCGGGTCCTCGTCGTCCACGTGCTCGTCGGCACGGGGGAGGTGCTCGGCGTTCGGCTTGGCGACGCCGGCGATCACCAGTGCGAGCAGCTCCTCGGAGATGGGCGGCTCGTCGGTTGCCACCTCGGCGGGCAGCGGGGTCGGGTCCAACATCACGGGTCCTTCCGTTCTCGGGTGCAGCGCACTATACCGGGGTAGAGGGTATACCGCAAGCACCACCCCCGGACGCGACGAGGGGACGCACCCGGAGGCACGTCCCCTCGCTCTGCGCCTTCGCCCCGAGAACGGTCCCGCGTGGTGACCGGTCATGCGTCAGCGAGGCGCATGGTAGCCGTCAGGCCGTCAGGTGACCAGGGGTGGCTCCGCCGTGCTCTGCGTGTTGTCGAACGACTTGAGCACGTCGCGCCCGTAGGCGGCGGCGAGGCCGAGCACGATGCCGATGAGGGCGAGCGTGCCGGCCTTGGCACTGGCCAGGGGTACGTCGAGGCCGGGGACGGAGAAGCCGGTGAAGTCGGAGTTGGCCACCAAGAACACGAGGCCGATGGCCACCCCCACGGAGACGATCAGCGTGAGCACCGCGTTCCAGTCCTTGGCCAACAGGCTCTTGACGAACGAGACGGCCTTGGTGACCGCGACGAGGAGCGTGAGCCAGGTGACCGAGAGGCCGATGCCACCGGGGTCCGAGGGCACCTCCACCACCTCGACGGTGGCCTGCGCGCCGGCCGGGCCGGCGAACACGATGGAGCCGAGGGTGAGGGCGAGGACGGCGGCGAGGAGCGTGGCTCCGACCGCCTTGAGCTTGGAGCGTCGCATGGGGACTCCCTTCCGGGTCGTGGACTTGGCCATGCCCGGACGACGCTACATCTCGATCAGCACTCAGGGTCGGGGATCGTCTCCTCGCCGATTCGAGCGACCGTGGCCATGTTCCGCTCTCGGGTCGCCGGCGTGGACAGCTCCTCGGCGATCGAGACGCCGTAGGCACGAATGTCCTCACGGGCCTCGGTCCGGCTCTGGCACGAGACGGTCCGTCGGTCCAGCTCCCACGCCCCGACGGCGAGGAGCGCCACGGCCACCACGACGACGAGGGCGCGGGTCCAGCGGACCGACGAGCGACGAGCGGCCGTCTCCTCGGCCACCAGCTCGCCCGCCTGCTCGGTGGCGGCAGTTCCCTCCTTGGTGACGTGCACCAGCTCCCGCAGCTCGTGGAGCACCTCGGTCAGCAGGGTTTGCGTGTCCGACGAACCCTCACCCTCAACCTCGACCTGATCTTCACTCGCCATCGGGGTCCGCCTCCTTGGGGGTCAGCTCGTCCAACACGGTACGCGCTACGGCTCCCGAGCGGACGAACGCCTGCTCCAACTGGGTCAGGGCGTCCGAGACTCGATCGCTGGCTTCCTGCGCCGACCGTGGAGGGGAGGCGATCACCGGAGAGCCTCCCGAGCTAGAGCGAGGGCGGTGGTGTTGGCTTCCACCGTAGTCACTGCCCGCTCCACGATGGGGATAAGCCTCTCGGCCTGCGCGAGCTGCGCCGCCGCACACGCGTCGCTCCGCTCCCGCTCGGCGTCCCGCTCGGCTCGGAGCTGCGCCACCTCGGCCTCGTGGTCGATGCGCGTCTGGCGGCGGTCGTAGAGCAACGCCGCGATCATGCACGTCCCGAGGATCGACATGACGACGAACACGATGCCGAACGGGCCGAACTGCTCCCACGTGGACGGGTCGGAGAGCTTCTCCGCCTGCGCCAGCAACACCGGGGACTACCCCTCGGCAGCGATGGCCGCGGCGAGATCCTCGATCTCGACCGGGCGGGCGATCTCGGGCACGCCGTCGATGAACTCCGGGTCGCCCACCGGGATCTTGTCGCCGTAGGCCCCGACCACGCCGGTCCACACGAGCGTGTTGAGCACCTTGCGGTTGGGCACGTGCCAGCGGCCATCGTCGGTGAAGATCCACGCCTTGTTGTCGCGCGGGTCCCGCAGTACGAACGCGAGGCCCTTGCCGGCCAGCGCCTTGATGGCGCGCAGCTCGGCCTCGATCCGGGTGTTGCTGGCCAGCAGTCGATCGAGCTTGGCTTCCTGCTCCGGGGTCATGTCGTCCTCCGACGGGTTCGGGTTCGGTGCCCCGCCGGCGCGGAGCAGTTCATCGACGCGCCTGCGGAACGCCGAGGGGTTGTTGATCGACTCCACGAAGTCGATCTTGCGGTCGGTCCACTCGAAGTGGTTGATGCACCGGTCAGCGCCGAAGTGGCCGTCGGCGTGGGCCGCGGCGACACGGGCGAGCGTCTCCCACTTGTCGGCGCTCACCGGCTCCGAGGCGTACCCCGTGTGCTCGTGCTCGGTACCCGAGAAGGCACCGTTGCCCGAGTACCCGTCGAAGCCGCCCTTGCCGGCGTGGTTGGCGATGCCGGAGGCGACGAGGTACACGGTGAAGTCCGGCTCCCGCGGCGTGTAGGTCTGCGCCAGCGGGCCGTCGAGGTGGTAGCCGAGATCCGGTCGATCGAGGCCGTTGATGACGGCGTTCAGCGACGGCGTGTTGCCGTTGCGCGAGCCGGCCGTGTGGTGGGTCAGGTGGCCGGCGTTCACGAGGCCCGGCTTCCCGCGGGTCTGCCAGTCGGCCACCTCGATCACGTTCAGCTCGTACTTGCGGAGCCGGCGCAGGAGGTCGAGGTCACGCACCACCGGCTGCATCGCCATCACCTCCGAACAGCTCTCGCCACTCGGCCTCACGAGCCGGGTCGTGGTCGGGGAACAGGGGCAGGAGCGCCGCCGTCTCGTCGTCCACTGCGAAGTCGGCGAGGCCCACCTCGCAGGCGTCGAGATCGTCGGGTTCGCTCGACTCGTCCGGTGGGGCCACCTTCGCCTCCTACGTGGGGATCGGCAAGAAGGTAGCCCGGATCGGCGGCGGGCGGAACACGAACGAGTTGACGGCGTTGGCGGTGAAGCCGGGGAACTCCAACTGGTAGCTCGTCACGACCTTCACGGTCTGGCCGGGATCGAGCACCCACGAGAACGGGGTCATCTCGATCGGGCCGGCCTGCGACACCGCGCCGCCCGAGTTGTTCTCGCACGCCGTCACGATCTCCAACCCCGTGAAGGACTCCGGAGTGCCGTCCACGAACAGGGTGGCGTACCGCTTGAGGAGCCAGAAGTTGCCCGAGTAGAGGCGGTAGGCGTTGTAGCCACCGCCGATCTCGATGATGACCCGCCGCTGCCCGCACGGGCCGACCGTGTGCTCCAACTCGAACGTGCCGAGATCCACGGTGTCATCGTCGGCGGGCGTGATCGTCGTGCCCTCCTCGATCACCACCTCGTAGTGCGGGGCCACCCGAGGTGGAATCCACGCGTGCCCGGTCACCGGGTCGAAGTGGAGGCCGTTGTTGGAGGCGATCGGGCAGCCGGCCTCGTTGGGCCACTCCTTCGAGGTCGCCCCCGAGAGGATCACGTTGCCGTCACCGTCGATGCCGATGCCCTGATCGACGCACGAGCCTGCCATCAGACCGTCACCCCCATCGCCTTCATGGCCCACCGGATGCGCTGCACGGTGGCGGGATCTCCGCCGGCGTCGGAGGTGTTGGCCACCACCACCCGCACCTCCAAGGTCAGGCCGTCGCCGGGATCGAGCTGGCCGTCCCAGTGGGCGATCAGCTCCTTCTCGTCGCGGATGACCGGCGCGCCGTCGAGGCGGTTGTCCGGCCAGCGCAGCTCTCGCACCGTCGTCCACGAGCCGCCGTCGCGGCGGACCTGCAACCGCCCGTACACGTCACCGGAGGGCGGCGAGGAGGCGTCTACGAGGCCGACGAGGGTGGCGAACACGGTCAGCCGGCGGTTCGGCGACGGGTTCACCACGGCGAGCGGGGCGGACGCCGCCGAGGCGTAGGCCGTCCCGTCAGGGATCGGCTCGAAGTCCGGCAGGAAGTCCACGATCTCGCCGCCGGCGCTCACCACGAACGACGTGTGCTCGGGCACGCCGCGGACGCCGCCCTCCTCCATGCAGAACACGGCCGTGGTCCCACCGATGCCACCGCCGAACGGCGTGCCCCACAGGTCGTTCGCCGGCCACGCCGTGGGCGTGTCGAGGATGAGGGTGCCCTCGCCGTCTTGGTCGAGGCCGCACCCGTACGCCGGCGGCGTGTTGGCGGGGAGCTGCACGCAGCCCGCCTCGTTCGGCTCGATCGGATCGCCACCTTGGTCGAGGATGCACGGCGGCGGCAGCACCAGGCACCCGTTGCCGTCCACCGTGGTCGGGGTGCCGTCGGGGTTCGTGGCGCAGAGGTCGGCGAGCACCGCTCCGTCGGTGCCCGGTCGGGCGCGGTTGCCGGCGTCAGCCGAGTAGCGGACCTCGGGGGTGAAGCACTGGCCGAGCGACCCGGTGCCAGAGACGCCGATCGACGGCGACGTGTCGGTGCAGCAGTTGCACGTCTTGGAGCAGGCGCACTTACCAGCCACACGGACTCCTCGTGATGCGTGCCCGACCCCGGCGCTGCGGAGCCTACCCCTACATCGGGTCCGTGATCTGATCCGTCGCCCCAGTGGACACCCGGCGGATCACGACGGCGCGCTGGCCACCGATGGCGACCCACTCGTAGCGGAAGTCCGCCGGCAGCATCGCGTCGCCCCGAGCTTGGAGATCTCGCACCTGCGCCTCAAGGCGCGCCACCCGAGCGAGCAGAGCGCGGAACACGGCCTCGTCGGCACCCCCCAAGATCGCACCGCTGTCTCGGTTCGCCATCAGCCGCCCTCCCCACGAGCGTCGAACGAGGTGCCCTGCGGTTGGAGCGCCACGGTGATCTCCTCGCCCTCGGCATTGAAGTTGGCCGAGAGCCGCTCGAAGCGGAGCTTGGTCCGGATCGGCACGCACCCGCCGCCGCCGAGATCCACCTTGGTCAGCACGCCAGGGATGAGGGTCTGAATGTCCAGCGGGGCCGACGGGTCGAGGGCGTTGTTCCCCTCCAAGTAGACCAGCGGGTCCCGCGCCCGCTCGTACCACGTGTCGGCCGAGGCGTCGCACGACGCCTGATCCTCGATCGAATACTCATCGAGCACCCGCTGCACGAGCACCCCGTCCACCGGGTCCGGCCCGCCACGCGAGGCGCGCACGGCGTTGCCGCGCACGTGGCCCTCGGTGATCTGGCCCTCGCCGGTGCGGCGGATGCGGCCCGGTCGGCGGAAGTGCTCATCGGTGAGCCAGCCGGGGAGCACGATCGGGGTCGTGGTGCCGGGCTTGGTGATGACCATGCCGCCCACCCACCACGTCCGGTTCGTGACCGTCCAGTCGCACCCGGTGCGCGCCAACTCCTCCAACTCGCCGGAGAGGTACTTGAGGTCGGCCGGGGCCACGGTCCGGTCGCCGGGGATGCCCACCGGCGTTGGGGACACGGTGATGCCGGGATCGTCGTGGTACAGCTCGTGGTCGCCCTCGGCCCACGTCGGGAGGATGCCCTTGAAGGCATAGTTGAGGTAGCCGGCGTAGATCTCGGCGAGGTCCACGCCGCGCGGCTTCATCGTGTGCAGGAACACCCGCACCGTGTTCCAGTACGAGAGGTCGGAGGCGAGGATCTCGCCGGTGCCGCCGGCGGGGTCGCCGCTCACGTCTCGGATCGGCCCGCACCACACCTGCTCGCCGTTGCGGTACAGCTCCAACTCGAAGCGCCACGGGTCGGTGATCTGATTCAGCACCTCGCAGCAGTCGCCGCCGTCGCGCCCCGAGATCGGCACGGTGACGCCGGCAGTCGAGGTGGCGTTCAGGGCGCGGCCCCAGTTGCCGTAGCGGAGCCGCAGCTCGCCGATCACCCGAGCGTTGCCGAGCTTGGTGCGCCGGGTCCTCACGAGGGCGTCGTACTCGCCCTCCCCGAGACAGGTCGTGGCGAAGTCAGCCACGGTCGAGGCCCACCATCTGGATCTCGATGGTGGAGTCCGGGGCCGTGTGGCCGTCGAAGGCGTCCGAGTCGATGGCCACCATGAGGCCGTCGCAGGACACCTCGGGCCACTCGAACCGAGCGCCACCGGCGTCCGAGGAGAGGTACGGGTAGCCGTTCACCTCGCCGCCGTTGTTCGAGATCGTGGCGCGCCGGGTCGTGCCGTCGATCGTGAGCGTCGCGCCGCGGGGGATGCACGCCACGTCGATCTCCATGCACGGGTCCTGGCAGTTGAACCCCTCGATCGAGCCGAGCGGCGGACCGGGGAGCGCCACCGGGTTCTGCCACGCCCTGATGCGGAGGTTCCGGATGCCGGGGTCGCCGGGATCATTCGTGTCGAAGCCGGCCGTGATCTTGATGATGGCCGTGGCGTCCGTCCAGAACGCCGGCGCGGCGATGGGCACGGAGATCCGGTTGATCTGCACGGGGTTGCACCAGCAGTCGTCGGGGTCCGGCTCGGGCACCACCTTCACCGGCACGTCGGCGCAGCCGCACACGAGCGGGGACACCGCCGGGAGGGGCGGGCACGGCGTGCAGATGTTGCAGGCCGGCTCCTGATCGGCTGGCACCAGCGGCCCCCGGTACTGCGTGACCGGTTCGTGGTACATGAACGGGGCCTCGGTCGCGAGCGTCGCCTCGAAGCGGAACCCCCAGCAGCACGGGAAGTCCTCGTCGCCCTCCATCGGGTCGTAGGAGATCAGGCCGAGCCGCTTGAGCGTGCGGACCGTCGAGGTGTCATCGGTGCCCTCGGGGCACGCCGTGTAGATCACGCCCTCGGGCAGCCCGCACGGCCCGCCGACGCATCCGCCGTTCAGGGCCTCGTAGAGCCACTGCTTGGCGTACTCCGTGGCCTTGCACGAGGTGGTGAACACGACGCCGGCGATCACCAGCTCCCGGCCGACGTACTTGGTCGAACCGATCGAGGACCCCCACGTCCGATCGTCCTTCTGGCGCTTGTGCGGCGAGGAGAGCGTCCAGTCGTTGATCCACACGCCCAGCACGTCGGCCGACTCGGGCCGTCGATCGTCGTACCACGGGGCATCGTCGGCGACCGGAGTGGTGAACTCCGGTTCCGGCGGTTGCGAGCCGAACTCCAACAGCGGCAGGCCGAGGTCGGTGATCTGCGTCCACGTAGCGCCGCCATCGGCGGTGACGTAGTACGACCCGATCACGCCGGGAGCGAACTCCGAGTAGCTGACCGCGGCGATGAAGTCCAGCTCCTCACCGTTCGCGTCGATCACGTGCGTCCAGTAGAAGCCGTCCCCCGGCACGTCCACGTACTGCACCCCGTCCCATGCCCACGCGCCTCCCGCCGCCATCGCGTTCGGGGCGGACATGGCGGGCGCGAGAGTGAGCCACCCGGCATCGTTCAGGGGCGGCATGTCGCCAGGGAGCACCGGCGCGGCCGACGGGTACGCCCTCACCTCGGTCGTGATCGGACCGGCCAACGACGAGACGTAGAGCTGGCCCACCATCAGAGCGTTCTCGTCGGCGGTGACAAAGAGTCGCGCCCGCCGCCAGCCGGGCGTGGACGCGCAGGGCAGATCCTCGTACACGTAGGTCGCCTCCCACGAAGTTGCCCCCGGAGGCCCGTCGAGAGGACTCAGCCAGGTCACTCCCCCGTCGAACGAGAACAGGCTGCCGGGCGGCTCCCCAGGGCCGACCGTGACGCCGCTCGTCCACTGCACCGTCTCGGCCACGGCTCCCGTGTGAATGTTCGTCAGGACGAGCCGGTAGTACGCGGCGAACTCAGTCGGCTCCGGGTCCGTGGTGCAGCCGCCCAACGGCTCGGCCAGCAGGAACGAGCCGGTCGGCACCCACGCCGGGTCATCGAGCGGCGGCATCGGCGGGCGCACCGGCATCGGGGCAGGCCCCATGACGGCCACGAGCGTCGTGGCGATGTAGTCGTAGTAGTTGCCGGTGAGCATCTCGATCCCGCCGCAGAACTGGCCGGGACTCGACCAGTCGCCGTAGATCCGCACCGCGATCGAGCACGCCCCGTCGGGATCGAACTCCGGGCAGCCGCAGTCGCCGACGGCGAACTGGCCCGGCCCACCGGCCAGCATGTGCCCGCCCTGGTTGCGGAGGTACGCGATCGTCCGGTTCGGGTTCGAGATCTCCACGCCGTCGATGCACAAGTACCGCTGCACGTGGAGAGCCTCCGAGGTCTAGGTGGTGCCGAGGAGCGGAGCGAGACGGTTCCGCAGGGATGCAGCGTACGTCTCCGGGCGCTCCGCAGCAGGAGCCGTGACCTGAACGGTCATGTTCGGCCGGTCCTCGGAGCGCCGGCGCTCCTGCTCCAACAGGAACTCCGTGAGGCCATGCTGATCGGCCAGCTCCCGCACCCGGCTCGGCTTGGTGAGCGGGAGGATCAGCTCGGCCTTGTTGCGCTCGGAGATCCGGGCCACCTTCTCCTTGAGCGACAGCCCGCCGTCCTCGTAGCCGGGGATCGAGGCGTACTTGGCCAGCCACCGGTTCACGTACTCCTGCACGGAGAGCGAGTTGCCGGCCGGCGTGTAGCCCATCCGGCCAGGGCCGGGGTAGCCGCCCGTGTACCACGCCGCCGGCACCGCTTCGAGGATGCCGGGGTAGCGCGCCATGATCCCCATGACGTGCGCGAGCGCCTTGGCGTCCTGCACCTGCTTCGGGGCCATCCACGCCGCCGGGTAGCCGCCGTAGTTGGCCCACGTCGAGGCGATGAACTGGTAGGCCCCCGACGCCGACGAGGTGGGGTTGCGCGCCGTGTAGTTGCCGCCGGACTCCATCGCTCGGATGGTGGCCAGCGCCCGCGCCACGTCCACCGGCACGCCGGCAGCGACGAGATCTCCGATACCAGCGGGGGCGGCGAAGCTGACCTTGGACGCCCACGCGAGCGCCTCGGCGCGAGCGTGCTCCATGCTGGCCAGCGCCGCCCGGCGCAGCTCGCCCCGGTCGGGCACGACGGGCACCTCGGGGATCGGCACGAGGCCAGGGATCGAGCCTCCGTCGGGAACCATGCCCTTCGCGATCTGCCGGGCACCGGCCATCTCGGCGTGCCACGGCTCGCCCTTCCCGAGCAGAGGGAACACGATGCCGAACAGACCGGGGTTGCGGCCGGCCCAGTGCGGGCCGTCGGTGGCGAGGCCGAAGTTGTGCATCGAGCGGCCAGGGGGCGCAGCGAGGTTGCCCTGGCCGGCGAGGTACTTGGCGTAGAGGCTCGCCTGCTTGGCGTACGAGCGGTACCCGTGGCCCGGCTTCACGTGGTAGTCCTGGCCGACCGCACCGGCGAACGCATTGAGCCGCTGCGCGTACGCCGGGTTCAGGCCGGCGGTGTCGCCGGTGAGGCCACCGGAGCGGAACCACATGGCCTGCCCGCCCAGCCGGCGGACCGTCTCCTCGGCGATGGCCCGCGACGACGAGCGCAGCGCCGGGTCGAAGGGCACGTACGCCTCGCCGTGCGTGCCGCGCTCACCGAACACGTGGACGTTGTACGACCCGTCGGGCACGATCCGCGGCGTGTTGATCCCGCCCTCTCGGAACTGCTGCACCGGGATCTCCTTGGCCCCGGTGGCGGCGAGGATCGGGTTGAGGGCCTTGGCGAGCTGGTTGCCGTAATCGCCTACGACGGCGAGCACGACGGCCGACCCCTCGGCGAGTGCCGCCTCCAAGGCACCGACGATGTTGGCCCCTCCGGTGGTGGCCATCCCCGCCATGCCGGCAAGGGTGGCCGACCAGCGGCTCGTCATCGAGGCGGCGAGCTGGTCGATGATGCCCTGCACGCTCATCTGCCACGCCGTGAGCGTGGCGGTGATCCCGTCGGTGGTGGTGGTGAACAGGAGCGACGTGGCGGTGGCCCACTCGTCCAGCCCGTCGTTCTGGACGGTCCACTCGATCACGGTGCCGCTACCCCCCGACGAGGCCCCCGTGGCGGGCAGGGGAGCCGCGCCGCCGCCGATGCCACTCGTGATGCCGGTACCCGCGGCCATGCCAGCGGCGACCTCGGCCACGGAGGCGTCCACGCCGACCTGGCGGAGCAACTCGGCCATCCGCTTCTTGTCGGTGAGGGGCAGGATCACCTCGGGGCCGGCCTCGCCGACGAGCGACACGATCGGCGAGCGCACGACGGAGCCGAGGGCGTTCTGGACGAGCGGCTCCCCGGCCTGCTGCCGGCGCAGCAACTCCGCCCAGCCGGCGGCGATGTTGGCCTTGCCCTCACGGATCTCGGCCTGGCGAGCGTCCGACCGGCGGATCACCTCGTCCACGTTCACGGTCACGGTGGCGGTGGCGGTCTTGCCGTCGATGCCGGTGAGAATGTCGTTCACCAGCTTGTCCTTCTCGGTCACGTCGAGCGTGTCCAAGAAGGCAGCGGTGGTCGGGTTGCTCGCCACGTACTGGTCGATGAACGCCCGGATGACGGTGGCCTTGTCCTCGGGCTGCGTGGCGTCCAAGAACACCTTGTTGGAGATGTTCGACATGATGTAGTCGGTCACGCGGGTCTGCACGTCCTGCAACCCGGTCACGGCGTTCGAGGTGTCGGCGAGCACCTTGAACTCGGCCTCGTTCGGGATCTTGAGGATCTCCTGCACGAGCGCGTACGCCTCCTCCTGCGAGATCCCGAGCGACTCGGCGAGGCCGGCCGTCAGCTCCAACGAGAGGGCGTTCACCTTCTCGGAGAACAGGTCGTAGTTGCCGCCGCTCTCCTCCACGAACCGGGCCAGCGCGTCGGTGGCCTGATCCTGCGCGCTGGCCACGAGCTGCAACTCCCGCTGCTGCTTCTCGAACGGCGACAGCTCCGTGGAGTTGCGGACCTCCAAGAGCTGCTCGGCGTAGTCGAGGAGGCCCAGCTTCACGTCGGCGAGCGGGACCTTGCTGCCCTGCAACCCGTTCACCCAGTTCTTGTAGGCGGTGTTGGCGCGGTTCAGGGACTCCGACACGTGGTCGTACGCCTCGGCGAACTTGATCGCGCCGCCCTTGTTCCGGTTCTGCTCGTCGGTGATGAACTTCTGGACCTTGGCCAGCTCGGTCTGCTGCGCGAGGGCGTCCATCGTGTCGGGGCCGAGGGTCTTGAGGAACTGCGCCGCCGGCGAGTTTGCGAGATCCTCTTGGAGCATCTCTTGGAACTGGCGCTGCACCTCGGCCGTGGTGCCCACCTCAGCGCCGAGCGCCCGGTACGTCTCCATCAGCGTGACGAGGTTGGACGGGTCCGCGCCGCTGTCGCGGATCATCAGCTCCACCTCGGTCTGGCTCATCTCGATCGTCCTGGCCCACTCGTTCGAGAGGTCGGAGATGGCGGCGCGGGCGTCGTCGGTGAGCACGCCGAAGTCGGTGAGGCCCTGCATGGCCTGCGACGAGATGAGGGTCGAGTTGTCGCGTGCGGCCCGGTCGATGGCCTCCTGCAAGTCGTCCAGCCCCTCGGTCCCCTTGGCGATGGCCAGCGCGACCTCACCCGTTTCGAGGCCGAGGCCGGTGAAGGCTTCCTTGAGGAGATCGGCGTTCTCCTCGCCCTCCTTCATCATCTTCACCAGCTCCTCGGTGACGACGATGGCCTTCTGCTGGTCCGCCGAATACTGATCCACGCCGGCGTTGATGAACGCGTCGCGCATGGAGCGCACCGCCGCCTCGTGCTCGCGCTGCGCGGCGGCAGCCTCCTTGGCCCGCTTCTGCGCCTGGCCGAAGAAGAAGCCGATGGCGGTGCTGGCCACAGCGAGCACGCCGAGGATCGGGCCACCGGTGGCGAAGGCGATGGCGATGGAGGTGCCGGCCGCGGCGATCGAGGTGATGGCGGTGGTCGCGTCCTCGGCCGCGCCGGCGAACATGCCCGACATGCCGGCGGTGGCGATGGCAGCCCCGGCGGTCAGCTTCCGGCCGACCGCCGCCCAGTCCACGTTGGTCAGCCCGTCGAAGATCTTGGTGCCGAGGCTGCCCATCTGCGCGAGCACGCTCGTCATCGTCTCCTGCATGGCCTGCCCCCACGCACGGACCCGCACGAGAGCGAACACGGTGACGAGGAGCGGGGCCAGGTTGGCGAGCACCCGGATCAGCGGGCCGATGGCCACGACCACGGCCGTGATGACGGGAGCAAGGGCCTCGACCACGGGGAGGAGCTGCTGCGCCAGGATCGTCACGACCTCGGCCGCGACGGGGATCAGGGGGGTCAGGGCCACCACGATCTCGGCAGCCGCGAGGGCCAGGTCGCCGAGGGCCTCGACCAGCTCATCGAGATCCGCCCCCTTCACGGCCTTCACGAGAGCGGTGCCGATGAGCACCACCACCTCGCCGAGCACGCCGATCAGGGGCGACGCCTCCTGCACGAGCAGACCGATCGTCTCCACCACGTCGATCAGGACGGGCGCGGCGTCCTCGAAGGCCCCCGCGAACTGCTTGGCCAGGGACACGAGGCTCTCGCCGACCGTGGACGCGATGGCACCCGCCAGCTCCAAGAACAGGGGGATCAGCGGGCCGGCCAGGTAGGCGATCTGGCCCACGTAGCCCAGGAAGTCGGCGAGGTTGTCGGTCAGCCCGGTCAGGGCCGGCCCAGCCGAGTCGAGGGCCTGCACCACCACGACGGTCACGACCTGCGCGAGCCGGCGGAAGGACTCGGCGAGCGGGACGAGCACGGTGGAGGCCGAGCGGGCGATGGCATCGAAGGCCGGGGCCATGTCGCCGATCGCCCCGAGCACGGCCTGGATGACGGGCAGCATCCCGAGGATCACGTTGGCGATCGGGGTGGCGAGTCGCTGCACGGTCAGCAGGGCGCTCTCGGCCATCGGCGTGAACCCCTGCGCGATGGCCGGCAGGGTGGCCTCCATCGCGCCGACCAGGGGACCGTCCGGGCCGATCAGCTTGGTCAGCCGGGGGAGCTGGCTCTCGAACGACTCGAAGAAGGCGATGCGCGCGATGTCCGGCAGGTTGGACAGCGCCCCCTTGAACGTGGTCTGCGCCTCCCGAGCGCCGGCCCCCACCGCCCCCGGAAACTCCTTCATCCCCTGCAAGATGGCGTCGATCGCCCGCTTGCTATCGACCTCGCCGGCGCGCACGGCCTCGAACGCCTCGGGGATCGAGACGCCGAGATCCTCAGCGATGGCGGCGATGGCCGAGAAGCCGGGGGCGTTCTTGGTGATCGAGCGCAGCTCCTCAGCGGTGAGCTTGCCGCGGCCGGCGATCTTGCCGAGCGCGAGGCCGATGCGCTGGATCTGCGGGCCGGTCAGGTCGAGTGCCGCGCCGAGGTCGGTGATGGTGGTGAGGCTCGGGAGGATGCGGTCGATCCCGAAGTTCTCGTCGCCGAGGGTGTTGCGGATGACGATGAGCTGGCGAGTGACCGGCGACAGGTCCGGCACCTCGAAGATCGTCTCCTTGGACGCCTTGAGCAGTCCGTCGAAGATCTCCTGGCCGAGCTTCGCATCTTCGAGGAGGAGCTTGAACGCGTCCTGCGCGTACTCGAAGTCGGCGGCGCTCTTGACGCCGGCGACGCCCACCGCGCCGATCCCGACGGCCAGGGCACCTAGCCCGATCGTCAGGCCCTTCACGGTGCTCAAGGTCCCCGACAGGATCGAGTTGAGGCCCGAGAGCGCCCGCTCCCCGCCGGCCACCGTGACCCGCACCGGCACCACGGCAGCCGCCTTGGCCTTGGCCAGCGCCGACCGCAGCTCCGCTTGGAACGGCGTCGTGTTCGCCCCGACGCCCACCCGCGGCCGGGACCGCACGGAGAGCGCAGCGACCGAGGCCCGGAGGCGCTGGTTGAACGCGCCGACCTCGGGGTCCACCGACACCTTCACCCGGAGGCCCTGCGCGGCGAGCGCCACGGCCTCACGCAGCTTGCGCCGGATCTCGGTGACACCCTCCGGGTTCACCTCGACGGAGATCTCCGCCGACAGCCCCTTCACGAGCGCCCGCAGCTTGGACCGGAACTTCGGGTCCAAGCGGGGCGACAGCTCCACGTAGGGCTTCACGTTCTTCATGGCCGCAGCCACGTCCGCCCGCACCTTCTTGCCGAACCCCTTGGACAGCTCAGGTTCGAGGACGAGCTTCACGCCCTTGGTCGCCGAGAGCAGTTCAGCGCGAAGGTCGGCCCGGAAGTTCTTGGCCAGCTTCGGCGCGAACACGATCTCCATGTCCGCCGTGGCCTTGGCCACCTCGGCGCGCAGCTCACCCTTGAAGCCCTTGGACAGCTTCGGGAGCAGGCGGATCTCGCCGGTCACCTGCGACGAGATCTCCTTCACGAGCCGCTGCGTCTCGCCCTTGAAGCCGCGGGCGTTCGGCTCCAAGTCGATCGGCACCTCGACGGTCTTGACCGCCTCCCGAGCCTTGGCCTCTGCCTCCTTGCGGAACCCCTTGACGAGATCGGCGACCAGCTTCACCTCCACCGGGTCCAGCTCCCGCTCGATCACGTCGAGCTTGGCGGACGCCTCCCGCGTGAAGCCGTCGAAGTCCGGCTCTACGCGGACGCCAACGCCGCCGAGGGTGAAGTCAGGCACGGGCGCGACACTACCCCCGAACGCGACGATGCCCCCGGCCCGGAGGCCGGAGGCACCATCAGGGAGGTTCGCTGCCCAGCTCTCCTCGTTGCCGGCGACACTACTCCTCGGCCGGCTCCTCGTCACGCTGGTCGCCCTCGGCCGGCTCCCGGTGGGCCTCCACGAACGCCGTCCACTCCTCGGCGGCAGTCATCGGCGACTGGCCGGCCCGACCGGCGATCGGCGGGCGCTCACGGCCGAGGGCCTTGTCCGCCTTGCGGGCCTGCTCGGCGTACCACTCGTGCAGCTCCCGCAGGTCCGAGAACCCGATCTCCATGTCCTCCTCCGTCTCGGAGGTGAACAGGCGATCGAACAGCTCTCGGGCCTCCGGAGGGGCGTCGGCCACGAGGAGCACGTAGCCGGCGTCGAGCCAGTCCTTGAGGGGCAGCTCGGCCGGGTTCGATCCGAGGATCAGCCGGCCGTTCAGCTCGTGCTCCCTTAGCTGGACGAGGCACGCGAGCGCGAGCGCCCCCCAGTAGGGCGCTTGGCCACCTTCTTCACGCGCTCCTTCTCGGCCTCGGCGCGGGTGGTGGTGATCCACCCGAAGGCCGCGGCGAGGTCGCCGATGGCCAGCCGCGGCGGCTCGGCGTTCAGCGCGTCGGTGAGCGCCTCCTTGAACGCCTCGCGCTCGTCGGGCACGACCTGCTCCACGAGCAACTCGCGGAAGTAGGAGAGCGGCTTCGTCTCCGGGTTCACGTCGTCCTCGTCGGGCGGGTTGCCGCGGTCGAGGAGGGTGAAGGTGCCGACGCCGCCGGGGAACGTGAGCGTGAACGGCTCATCGAACAGCGGCTCGTCGTCGGGCACGTCGAACTTGAAGTCGGGCATGGGTTGGTCCTTTCCCCGGCGTGATGGCCCCCAGTGGGCGAGCGACACCCTACCGCAGTACCACCTACCGCGTGCTAGGTGCCGCCGTCAGGTGAGGATCGCGTTCCACGTGAGGCCCGGCGCGCTGGCCACCTGCACCGCCGCGTCCCGCATGATGTGCCGCGCCGGCCGGCCCTGGTGCTTGTCCGTGTAGACGGTGCGCGGCGAGCCGCCGTCCATGACGACGAACCGGAAGTACCCGAAGCGCGTCGTCTCCGATGCCAGCACGGGCCGGCGGAACGGGCCGTGGATGCCGGTGCCCACCTCCACGAACCACGAGTGCTTCGCCGTGGCCACCGCCCACTCGGCCGGGCTGCCCGGCTCGGCGAACGTGAGGATCATGCGCTCGTACTCGCCGGAGTCGTAGGCCCGCTCCCGAGCGAGCACCTTGGCCGTGTCCACGATCGCCTCAGCGACCGCGTGGACCCCCCGCTTGACCGCGGGGTGATGGGCGAGGTGAGCCTCTACCTCAGCTTGAGGTGCGACCCACGCCATCGAACGCCTCGGCGACCGGGGCGGGCGTCGGGTCCGGCAGCGGCGTCACGAACCCCGAGCGCACGCGCACATCGTCGGCCGTGGCCTCGAAGATCTCGCCGACGAGCACGGCGTCGTCGCCCGCTCCCATCGCTGCGATGGCCCGGTAGCGGCGCTTGGGGGCCGGCCCGGCGTCAGCAAGCGCCGCAGGGGACTCCGGGGCCTCCACGGGCGGCGTGGGAGCCTCCGGGGCGCTCTCGGGGGCGTCGGGGGCCTCCACGGGCGTCTCCGGGGCCTCGGGAGCCTCACCGGCGTCCGGAGCGGGCGCTCCGCCGCTGGCGCGGCCTCGGCCTGCTGCACGCTCTCCGGGTCGATCGGCCATGTCCAGCTCCTCAGATCGAGACGGTCCACACCGTCTGCCAGCGAGCGCAGCCCCCCTCGGTCCAGAGGTTCGTCCACTGCGCGGGCACCACTCTGCCACACGCCACGGTGAGCGCGCCCGCTGCCCGACCCGCCTGCAACCCCCGCATGATCTGCCACCGCGCCGAGAGGTTGATCTGCGCCTGCGTGTTCTCCTTCACCGGGTCGTAGCCCTCGTCCTCCTCGGGCACGTACACGCACTGGTCGAGAAGGAGCTTCACGCTGACCGTGAGGTTCGGCAGGCAGATCCCCGCTGCGCCGGCACGAGGGTCCGGCGTCCAGCCAGCGTCCACGATGACGGCGAGCTGGCACGGGTCGCAGCACGGCTCCACGTAGCCCGAGTCGGCCACGAACGCCCGCTCGCAGTCGAACCCGCAGGACTGCGCCGAGGTCAGGTAGGCGAGGGCGAGCTGGAACGTCCAGTCGTCGGGCAGCGAGTCGATGCCCGGCCCGAGGGAGTAGCCCACGTCGCTCATGCCGAGAGCGTACGTGCTCGGACGCGGCGACGCCCCCTACCGGCAGAGGGGGCGTCGCATCGAATGGCTCGGGACCGACCGGTATCGACCACGCCGGGGTCAGGCATGAACCGGGACCGGCCGGCCCCAAGAACGGGAGAGGGGCCTACGGCTCCTCGGCCGGCAGCGGAGCCGGGTGGTCCTGCGGGTCGCAGCCGGGGGTCGGCAGCCCCGTGCACGGGATGAAGCCCTCCCAGTGCGCCAGGTCGCCGGGGATCGTGTCCGGCACGTTGGCCGCGGGGTACAGGTTCCACGGCCCCCGCAAGATGTTCGGGTTGTTGTACGCCCGAGCCGTGAACTCCACCATCCGGCGCTCGTCCTTGTGGGACGGGGCCGAGTGCTTGAAGTTGGTGACCAGGGGGTAGACGTGGAGCAGGCACTCCGTCGCCCCGTCGGCCCCACCCGAGGGGTCGCACACGCCGTCGCCGGTCGCCGAGCGGGTGATGACCGCCAGCGCGAACCGGGGCTGCACGTTCACGGCGCACGGCGCGGTGGGCGGCGTGACCCGCTCGCCGTAGCCCACCACGTCGCCACCGGCGTTCAGGGTGAGCGGGTTGCCCGTGGCCATCGCGAGGAGGCCCCAGTCCATCAGGCAGAGCGTGCCCGACAGGTTGATCCACTTGTCCACGTCGGGACCCTTGAGGTCGGGACCGCAGAGCTGACCGGCGGCGTTCTTCGCCGAGTAGTCGGTCCCCTCCTCGCGCTCCCACTCACCGTTGATCTCGGTGAACCCCGCGGACACGAACGTCGGGGCGTCCTCCACGATGCTGCACGTCGCGTCGAGCGGGACGGCGATCATCATGCAGGACGCGTACTCGATGTGGCAGTTGTTGGCCATCAGCCGGTGATCCTCTCGTGAAGCGCCGCCACGAGCGACGGACGCTGCTTGTCTTGACCCCGGCTCTGCTCGGCCACCAAGGCAGCCTTCGCACGCTCCACATCATGCCCCACCCACGCGAGCACCGCACGCGGCGAACCGGTGGGCACCTCCTCGTCGTCGGTTGCCGGTCGGGACGAGCGGAGCGCCGCCAGGGCGTCCGCGTGTGAAGCGATCTCTCGGACGTTCGCGCCGCCCGTGAACGCAGAGGTCCACGGGTCCACCGCTCGCGTCGTGACCTTGTTCGGCATCGTCAACCCCTCATCGCCGTTGGCCGTTGGAACTGCGACCACAGACGGGGCCGCTCACGGGCGTGGCCGGCGCGGAGCGCCATGATCCAGTCGTCCAGCGGGCGGTACCCGGTGAGGCCCTGCTTGCGGTACTCCTGCGGGTCCACGACGGCGTACTCGACGCCCGGCCGCTTCACCACGAGGATGCCGTCGGGCAGGCCGCACGGCTTGCCCTTGCACCGCTTCACGAGAGCGCACGCGAAGCCGGCGACGAGATCCTTGGCGTCCTCGGGGAGATCGAGGCCGTGCTTGAACGTCACCGACCACGTGCCCTCCTCCGTCGTCGGCTTGGCCTGGTCCTGGCACGTCGGCCACGTGCCGCCGTCGATCCGGCCGAGCACGTTGGTGCCAGGGAACAGGGTGTAGGCGCTCGGGTCGAGGATCTCGCCGTCGATAAGCACCTCGGTCACGGAGCGCACCGGCAGCCACGGCAGCCGGATCGTCTCCAACGAGGCGCACGAGCACCGCTCCTGCCGGCAGGTGCACGCCCAGCAGTTCACGAGGAGAGGCTCCGGCACCGCCTGCACCATCGCCGGGAACGCCGGCCACGGCCAGCTCACGTCACCGGGGTCGGGCAGCCGGCCACCAGGCCCGCACACGACCCGCCGAGGGCACGGCCGGATGGTGGCTTCGCAGCACCCACGGAACCGGCCGTCGGTGGCCGTGAACGTGCGGAGCGAGGCGTGGAGGAGCATCCGCTCCCACAACGCCCGGTCCGCCTCGTCGTTCATGTCGATGGCGTCGCACGGGCAGACCACCTCGTCGGGCGCGACGTATGGAGCACAAGGCCCGACCACTCCGACAGGAGGGCACGTGGGGTCCGGCTCCGGCTCTACGTCGCTCATCGGCCCTACCGGTACGCCACCTGCACCGTCGCGGCGTTCACCGCGATCACGTCGAACCGGAACGGGTGGTCCGGCGAGAACGGGAACTCGAACGACTGGCCCCCTGCGAGGTTGATCCCGAACGCGCTGGTGGCGTCGTCGTAGATCTTCACGTCGGTGGCATCGAGGCCGGCGTCGGTGCGGCGGATGACCGCCCACCGGACGCCCTCGAACGGAACGAGGCCGTCCACGGCCGCGACCCCCTGGTACCCGATCGGCAGCGGCTCCGGCTCGGCCAGCTCGACCACGAGCGGCACCGGCTCCTCGTCGGCCGTGGGGTTGAACACGACCGCCACCACTGGGCCACCGTCGGGGCCGGACACCTCGATCGAGTCGGGGAACTCGATCCCATCGACCTGCACCGGGAACTCGCACGCCGGCTTCACGGCGAGCGCGGCCGTCGGAGGCGGGCACTCGCCGGTGAAGTCCTCGAACGGGATCGGGTCGGACGGGTCCCCGCCGCCGGGCACGTCGAGCTGGATGAAGGCCGCGTCGTTCAGGGAGAGGTACACCGTCACCGGGTCCTCCCACGACTCCGGCAGACCGTTGGGAAGGGCAGCCACCGCCTGCGTGACGCACCCCTTCTCGTCGGTGATCGAGACGCGCAGCCAGAACGGAGTGCCGGGCGCGAACGGGAGCTGCGTCAGCGGCAGGAACACCGACACCTCGCCGGCCGGGTCGCCGGCCGTGGCGTACACGGTCTGCCACGAGGTGGGCACCTCGTCCTGCGTCGGCGGCGACGAGATCGGGGTGATCGGCATGGCCAGCTCGAACGTCAGGTCCAGCGACACGGGCTGCGGGTCGAGCGCCGCCGTGGTCGAGAGGACGAGCGTGGGGCCGAGGTCGAACAGATCCTCGTAGAGCTGGCCGAAGATCTCGAAGTCGTACGCCGTCGGCTCCACGGGCGGGCAGTAGACGAGCGGTGCCTCCGGGGCGCAGGCTCCGGCGGCGATCAGGGGTCGATCCATGTTGGTGCTCCTCAGCAGAAGGTGACGTGCGCGCCGAGGTGGCAGCAGAGCCACGTGATGGCGGCGCGACGGACGGCGCGGACGGCGATGTGGTTGGTGGCCGCATCGAGCGCCTCGCGGAGATCCTTCTGCGGGTGCTCGATGGGCGCGAGGCGGGCGGTCAGCACGGAGGTGCCGTAGATCCAGAGCGTCCCGGCGTCGGGGGCCTGGTTGCCCGGCCCGGTGCCGGGGTAGCCCCGGTCGGCGATCACGAGCGAGCCGGCGTCGGTGTAGAGCCGATCACCCTCACGGGTCACGAGGCCGGCGTCGGAGAGGTACGCCACGAGCCGCAGCGGCACGTGGATCAGGTGCACCGCGCCGCACGTGCAGCGCGAGAGGCCGTCCTCCATGCGGGAGATGGCCTCCACCACGCCGACCGCACCGTCCGGCGTGAGGTTCAGGCCCAGCGTCGAGGCCAGGTAGCGGTTCTGCGCCGGCGGGTCCGATGCCTGCGCCTGCGAGCCGGTCCACAGCTCGTAGGCGATCTCGGACCACTGGCACAGCTCCATGCGTCGATCGACACGCTCGTGCCACGCCTCGATCGACAGCTCGGAATGGAAGGTGGAGCAACTCTCCGCCGCCCGGACCTCGAAGGGCACAGACGGCGGAGAGTACGCCCACGGCGTCGTGCCCTCGGGCACGTCCACCGGCGTGTCGCAGGTGTCCACCGGAGCCGCGTCCGTCCCGCCGCACGCCGGCCCCTCGGCGATGAACTGGGTGCGCGCCCAGTCGCCGTTGGGGTCCAGCGGGTCGGACGGGGGGATGATGACCCCCAGCCCGACCGCACCTCCGAGGCCACCGCGGGGGGTGATCTCGGCTGCGGCGGTGATCGGCTGCGTCATGGATGGCTCCTACGTCGTGGCGGGTGGATGGACGACCCGGCGGGTCAGCCGCCCACCTGCACGACCTGCACGGCCGGCGAGCCGCCGGTGAGGCCGGCGAAGTCGCCCACGAGGGCCTCCACGTCCTGATCCTCGAACTTGCCGGTGAACTGGACGTACAGGTCGCTGCCGAGCTTGCTCGTCTCCACGTCGCCGGCGTCGATGACGCCGAGGGCTTCGAGCCGGGTCTTGAGGGTCGCGGCCGAGGCGTTGTAGGCGATCGGCTCCGTCTCCTCGCCCTCGAAGGTGAGGGTGAAGTCGCCGGCCGTGGTGCCGGTGAGCATGATGCGCTGGACCTCGTTGGCCCCCTCCGCCGGGGCGTCGCCGCAGTAGGACACGACGGTGCCCGCCTGCGTGCCGTTGGCGCAGAGGCGAACGTCGATGATCCACACGTCGTTGGTGCGGAACCCGATGGCCTCGAACGTCTCGTTGAACTGGCCCACGTCGTTCGTGTTGTAGAGCGTCTCGGTCAGGCCCACCGACACCTCGCCGGCCGACTGGCGGAACGCGCCGCCCTCGGCCCACACGATGAGGCGCGTCTCCTCCGGCCAGTCGGGGAGGGTGTTGGTCGGCAGCGGGAGCACGGTGCTCTCGCCGAGCGAGGTCGGGCCGGCGTCCACCTGATGGTCGATGATCGAGAGGCCCTCCTGCGCGACCACGGCCCACATCTGATCGGCCGTCATCTTGAGCTTCTCGCCCGCCAGGTCCATCTCCTTCACCATGCCGGCGAGGAGCTGGTGGCGCAGCCACCCCGGAGCGGCCACGACGAGCCGGCCGTTCGGGTTCTTGCGGGCCGACCGCCACGAGGCGAGCAGGCGGATCAGCTCGGCGGTCAGCTCACGCACCGCGTCGTAGGTGGTCACGTCGAGCTGGATCGTGTGGCCCGCGCCGGCCTTGGTCTTGAACTTGCCGAGCGCCCACAGGTCGCGCTTCACGTCGAACCACAGGCCGGTGCTCGTGTCGAACACCCGCGTGTATTCGGGGAAGGCGATGAGCTGGAACCGCCCGTAGATCACGCAGAGGTAGTTGGCCTCCATCTCCAAGGACACCGGCTCCGGGCAGTCGATGTGCACGCAGCTCTTGTACGGAGCGCCGCCCTCGGGCACGTCGTCCGCCGGGCCGTAGCCCACGGCGTCCTGCGAGGCGGTGACGGTGCCCATGCCCGCCGCCCACGGGTTGGCCTCGTTCAGATCCGTCTCGATCCACGGGTACCAGCTCATGGGGCGCTTCTCGACCACGGTGGGCAGCCGGTCCACGAACGAGGTGCCGCGCTGGCCCACGAACGTCATCGTGTAGTCGGGCATCGGCACGGCGCAGGAGCCGCCCGAGGCCCGGAGCACGCCGGCGGCGGCACGCATCGAACGGGCGCGGCCGGTGAGGATCAGCTCCTCCAACTCGCGGTCGTTCTCCTGCGTGGCGAGGCACACGGCCTCGATCGCGGCGTCCATGTCGGCGAAGGCCGACGCCCGGACGACGCGGGGCGTGTCGGTCGGGGCGTGGATGGTGCCGAGGTAGGTCTTGCGGCCCTCGGGGTAGATCCCGGCCTCCCGCTGCGCCGGGGTCTGGCGGAGCACCCGGAGCGAGGCGGCGACCCGATCGAGGTCGTCACGGTGCTCGGTGAAGCCGCGGTCGAGCACGGTGCCGGGGGCGACGCCGGGCATCCCGGCGGCGGCGGTGACCCGGTTGCGGTGGCCGGCGTGGACCGGGGGCGGGGTCTGCCGGCCCTCGGTGGACAGCGCCCGGAGCGAGGGCTGGCCGGCCGACGCCTGCTGCCCGCCGCCCGCCGGCGCGCCCTCGGGGTCGGCGTCGGGGTCGGCGTCGGGATCGGCGTCCGGGTCGGCATCCGGGTCCGCATCCGGGTCGGCATCGGGATCGGCGTCCGGGTCGGCATCGGAGCCGGCGGTCACCACGGGGCGGTCGGCCACCGCGCCGTCGAGCGCGGCCAGGGCGGCGGCGCGGGCCTCGGGCGACTCGTCGGTGCGGGCGTCGAGCTGCGCGTCGGCCACCGCGATCGCCTTCTGGACGAGGGTGAGCTGCGCCAGCTCCTCGGGCGTCGGCACGCCCTTCGTCTCCTTGCCCACGTTGGCGCGGGCGGCGGTGTAGCCGGCGTACACGTCGGCCCGGAGCTGCGCCAGCTCGGGGTACTCGATCTCGGCGAGCGCGTCGTCGGCGAGGGCGTTGCCCTCGGCGTCGATCAGGCGAGCGACGAGATCGGAGAGCGTCGGCTCGGTGGGGCCGTCGCCACCACGGACGATCGGGTACACGGTGCCGTCGTCGCCGACGGTGTAGTGCACGCCCTCGATGGCGGCGGAGAGATCGAACGAACGGGTGCTGCGCTTCATGGGGTAGTCCTTCACGTGTCGGGCACGGCTCTGCTGCCGTTGCCTCCGATGACGTGGGGTCCCCGAGCGCACGCTGTACGCCTCGGCCGGTACCGCTTGGCGGACCGGCCCCGATCGGGCGTGATCGTGACACACCCGCCGGGTCGCCGCAACTACTACCTGCTGCGGAGGGCGTGCGCCTGGTCGAGCTGCGCCAGCGCGAGGAGCCGCTCGGCCTCGGTCGAAGCCGACGCTCCACGGCACCCGCACGGCTCCGAACCGCCGCCACCGCAGGCGCAGCCGGGCGCGTTGCCGGCCGACGCGACGAGCCGCAGACCCGCCGCGGCCTTCTGGCGCTTGGGCGGCAGGAACCCCGGCGTGGTGACCATGTGGATGCCGAACAGGGCCAGCTCGCCGCGCTGCCACCGCTGGTCGAAGAACAGGTGGTCGCGCCAGTCGCCCGACGGCGCGGCGGCGATCACCCGGTTCAGGTCCGAGCGGGGCACGTCCATGTGGACCGCGCCCGCCACCTGCAACCCCCACCGGTCCCGGCGGATCGCGAGCGTGCCGAGCTGGCAGCCGAGATCCTCCATGCGCCGGTGGATCTCCTCGGCGAGATCTCCCACCTCGTCGGGCGCGTGCATCCCGCCGTAGGTGATGACGCCGGTGGCGATCGTGACGCCGTTGTCGAGGAGGGTCTGGCCGACGGCGAACTGGTCGAGGTCGTCCGAGTCGGGCATGAGCACGCACTGGTCGCCCCACGAGCGGTGGCACACGGAGTCGGTGGCCACGTGGCCGTGCATGTGGCCGTTGGCCTCCACCGTGAACGGCACCGGCGCGGGCAGGTCGGGCAGCTCGTAGAACTCGGCCGGCATCGGGATCGGGCCGGCGTGCTGGTACGTCGAGCGCAGCGTGACGCTCGGGGCCGGCGCGCCGCCGGCGACCATGCGGGTGATGGTCAGCGACGCCGGACGGGCCTCGGTCGGCGCGACGGGGGAGGGACCGTCGATGGGGTCCGCGCCGGCGGCGAGCTGCGCGCCGTCGCCGAGCGCCTCCTTGAGCGCGGCCACCGGGTCCACGTCGCCCTCGTCGCCGATGATCTCGATGCGGGCCTGCTCGAAGCACGGGTAGGTGAGGAGCGTGACCCGGCCGATCTGCGTGAGCGGGTACCGGGTTTGGTAGTAGAGGCTGTCGAGCCACGCCATGATCTCGGCGTAGCGGTCGGCGTCGTCGTCCATGAGGGCGTCCTCGGCCTCGACGTACGCCGCGTAGATCTCCTCGGACGGCACCACCTTGTCGGTGGCCGGGTCGATCGCCTCGGTCACCGGGTCCTCGATCGCCGCGCCGTCGATCGACACGTAGCTCTGCGACTTGGACTCGATCTTGTCGGCGAACGCGAGCGAGGTGTCATCGGCGTCCACGTAGCCAGCGCCCCAGTGCAGGCCCCCGGACGCCATGCCCGCGGCCTCCATCGTGCCGATGGCCACCGCGTTCTCGTGCCGGCCGGTGTCGAGGGTGACGGCCACGAGTGAGAGCGGCATCTTCCGGTACTGGAACTCCTCGAACACGCGGCGGTCCTCGGACCGCTCGCCCTGCACGGTGATCGGGCCGAGCCAGACCTTGCGCTTCTTCATGGGGTCACTCCTTGTTGGTCGGCACCGCGTAGCACCGGCATCCGGCATGGTCGCCGGGGGCGTAGAAGCCGTTGCCGATGGAGAACGGAGAGCCGGCGAGCACCGGGTCAGTCTGCGACGTGAACGGGGTCCCGTCCAGAGCGAGGTGCGGCTCGAAGGGCGCGGAGCGGTACTCCGGGCCGTACGCCCACCGCAGACCGGTCGCCGGCGGAGCGACGCTGGCCAGGGTCGGACCGAACACGAGCGACGCCGTGGCGATGGTGCCGTTCACGACGGGCAGCTCGATCATCTCCGTGGTGGGCCGAAGCGCCATCCGCAGGACCATGCCGCCGGCGATGGCCAGCGCGGCGCGGAGCACGGTGGTGGGGACCCGGATGCCGGCGACCTGCTCGCCCTCGGCCTCCTGCGCGCCCGGCCCGAACACGACCTGATCGGCCACCTTGAGCATCCCGGCGCGCAGCGCCTCCTTGCCGCGCTCGATGTTGGCGGAGATCTCCTCGGCCCGGACCCGCGCCCCGTACTCCCGCTCGGCCTGCTCATACGCCTGGCGCACGACCCGCTCGAACGTGGCGAGGAGAGCGACCAGGGCCGCGGCGAACAGATCCTCGGCCCGGCGATCGTCGTCCTCGTACTGGCCGGCGGCGAGCTGCGCGCACCGCTCGGGGCCGAGCGTGGCCACCACCTCGGCCAGCTCGACCCGCTGGATGGCGACGGGCAGCGTCTCGTTCACCGTGGAGCTGCGCGCCCAGTTCCGGAGCTTGGCCCCGGCGCGGCGCAGCGCCTCGTCTAGCGCCACCTCGGCCGCGCTTTCCAGCCGGCCCAGCGCGGCGTACTCGATCCCGAGGAGCCGGGCGTACATCTCGTCCACGTCGTCGGCCGGCGCGCCCGCCGCCGTCAGGGTGCCGGTCGCTGCCGTCTCGTTCGAGGGGGTGCGCGAGTCCGGAGGCCCCTGGTCGCCGCGGCCCTTCCCTTGGTTCTCGTGCGACTCGGAGCTGACCCGCATCCGCTCCATGATGCGGAAGTCCTCCTCGGTGGGAGCCGCAGTGTCGGGGATGCCGTGGGCCTCCCGCCAGAACGAGTAGCCGACCGCCCCGATCCGGACGCCCTCGGTCGCAGCCGCAGCGAGATCCGGCGGGACCACGATGGCCGAGGCGTCCACGCAGACCCGGAGCTGCTCGTAGGAGGCGACGGGCAGCCGGCGGGTCCGCAGCTCGTGGTGGACGACGGCGAACGTCCACTGGTCGGCCATCACGTCGGCCGTCGGCTTGAGGTACCGGCGGTACCGGTCAGCGTCGAGCTTCGCCCCGTTCCAGCGCGAGATCCCGCCCGAGCCGCCGACGCCGCTCATGTCCTCAGCCTCACCGTCGGAGGACTCGGCGAGCCGGACCCGCGCCTGCTCGATCGCCTCGTGGAGCTGCGCGTCGATCGGCCGGGCAAAGGAGATCTTCTTGAACCGCTCGACCAGCCGCTCCTCGATCGACAGGAACGCCGGCATGACGCCGTTGCCGCCAGTCACCTCGGTCATGGCCATCGACACGAACTCGCCGAGCATCTGCTCCAAGTACGCGGCCATCGACTGCGACTGCGCCGCGCCCTGCTCGGGTCCACCGTCGGTGAGCGCACCCTCGTTGCCCGGCCCCCACCCGTCGGGGTTGATGGCCTTGGGCGACGCCTCGGCCGGCACCACCCACACGTCGGCCGGCAGGTTCGACTTGGCCGCGGCGCGCTGCGCCAGCGAGAAGAAGAACAGGTCCCGGCACGGTTCGAGCGCGGCCTTCACCCAGCCCTTGCCCTCGTCGGGGTAGCGCGGGTGGGGGCGCGTCATCCGGCGGACCACCGTGGACGACGGCAGGTCGATCGCCTGCGTCCGGGTGGCCTGCAACCGGTAGCCCTCGCCGACCTCCTTCCGGGCCAGCGCGCCCTTGGCGACGAACTTGAACTCCTCGCCGACCTTGGAGGGGTCCTCGTCCTCGACGGGATCACCCTTCTCGTTCACGGCGTACCCGATCAGGTAGCCGTCGCCCACCACGTCCCAGCACTCGGTCTGCGAGTAGATGATCTGCTGACGAGAGCCGGCCGCGTCGGTGTACCGGCGCAGCGCCGCCTCGGCCGCTTCCACGGCGGCTCGATCGAGGCCCTCTCGGACCTGGCCCGTCTTGGGATCACGCGCCGGCACCCGCGTGCCGTCCGGGGCGATCGTCCCGATGAAGAACACGATCTGCGAGAGCAGGCCCGCCTTGCCCGAGATGAACGAGGACACCTCGGACACGTGCTCGTAGAAGAACCACGCCTCCCGGTCCTCACGAGTCTCGCCGGGCATGAGGTCGTTGCGGACCTCCTTGTCCACGCCGTCGATCACCCGAGCGGCGGCGACGAGCTGGCCCATCCACTGCGGGGGCTGCGGCGCGCGCACCGGCACCATCGTTCCTGCCAAGGGTCAGCCTCCGGTGGAAGGCGCGTCTCCGCGCTCGGCCCGCTGGAACGCCACGTCCACCGACGGTGGGGTGGCAGGCGAGAAGGGGGCAGCGTTCCGAACCGCTGCCTCCGAAGCGCGGGCAGCGACCGCCTCGTCCGAGAGCGGCCCCACGTCGATCAGCCGGTCGATCACGACGGCAGCGAGCGAGGCGGAGAGGGCGGTGAGCACGAGGAGGGTGATGATCCTCGTGGAGCCGACGTACAGGCCGGCGGAGACGATGAGGCCGATCCAGACCGAGGAGCACCACGGGCACTCCAACAGGTAGCTCAGGTAGGGCCGGTCCGGATCGTCCATCGGGAGATCGTTGGGGTTCAGCCGGCGGAGGAGCCACTGACGCGGGCGCTCGGTGATCCGGTCCCACAACGTGATCTGCATGGCGCGGGTCACGCCGAGCGGCACGACGACGAGGCCCCACACGATCAGGGCCATCCCGGTCATCGCTTCCCTCCGCAGCCGCAGCCGCCCTTGGCCGTGACGATCAGGGTGAGGTCGCCCGAGACGATCTGGCGTCGGCCGAACTGCTGCGTGGCCGTCGCGCCGACCAGCTCCACGGTGTCCTCGCCGACCTTCTTGATCGTCACCTTGTAGTTGGTGGCCGTGACGGTGGCCCCCTCGTAGGTCTTGCCGTCGGGCCACTTCACGTTCACGTTCACCCAGTTCAGGATCACGTTCTCCGGCGGGCGCGCCGTGAACGTCTCCTGCTGGCCCGACTCGTCGTTGGTGCCGGACACCGTGAGGTGCCCGTCCACGATCGCCGTCACCGGGTCCCGCAGCGTCGCCACGACCTGATTGTGCGGCGACCGGAACACGATGGCGACCTCGCCGTTGCTCCACACCTCGCCGATGATCTTCCCGTCGTCCGGGCCGATCAGATCCCCTTGGTAGATGCGCTCTCGCCTCGTCACGGAGCGCATCGTACACACGATGCTCCGGTAGCTACCGGGAGGGACCGAGCTGGCCAGCGCGGCGGAGGATCTCGTCGGCCTGCGACACGAGGTGCTCGGACAGCGGCTTGGTGCACTCAGCCTGCGGGCACCGCCACTCCTCCACAGACTTGTCCACCGGTTGGGGATCGTCGGCGTTCACGTGTCGCACACGTCCCCGCACCGATAGCCCTCGTCCTCGTCCCAGCCCGGAGCGAGGAGCGAGAGCTGCTGGCTGCCTCCGAACACCGACCGCAGTGGCTTGCCGAACCGGGTCAGGTAGACCGGGCCGCGAGCGTGCTCGGCCATCACCACCTGGCCGTTCTCGGCCGTGGTGATCGGCTGACGGGACCGGCACGACGGACACGCCCCCTTCCCGTCCGGCGAGTCGTAGCCGAGGTAGATCACCTCGGCGTCGCTGCCGTCGTCGTCCCGCTTCCCCTTGACGGCCTCGGCCGGCCAGCGTCCAGCGCCG